ATGCAGGCTATGGATGGTATCCATAGTAAGTTTGGAAAGAAAAAATTAGGTGTCGGACCATGTTTTGTTCCTGGTCGGAACTGGTCGATGAGTAGAGATAAACTTAGCAGGAATCCTTTTAAGTGGGATGAATTATTAACTATAAAATAAAAAATTAAACTTTTACAAATTCGCCGTTTTCCTGTTTAATAAGTGCATTACCATTTTGATCTAAAACTGGCAAACCTAATTTAGATTGTAGTGAAGGATGTAATAATTTTTGGTCAACTATACCTTCATTAATAGCCTTTAAAAGCATATCTTTTAATTTTCTTTCATTATAAGTTCTGACACTTTCAGATCGTAAGGAAGAAATAATCAATTGAGATACTTTTCCCAATTTTTCATAATTTAAATCAACTAAATCATTATGTAATTTAGACAAAGATTCAATAATTGTATCTCCTTCCGTTACTGCAATCGGCAACCCTAAACTATCTACATCTTCTTTTGAAAAATAAACAATTTGAATTCGATTAAGTCTTTCTAATTTCGTATTGGTAATCAAAGCAAGAATAGCTTTCTCTATTTCAGCATCAGTACAATTTTCAACTGCCCAAACAGATAAAGTATTTTGAGAAGTTTTTAAACAAGTAGTTAAGGCATCGGCTCTGACAAAAGGTATAATTTCTGAATCCAGTGCTTTTTCTGCAATTTCCTCTTCAGAAGGCCATTTTGCTTTACTTATCTTTCTTACAAAAATAGTCATATTAAATTAACTACCTTTATTATCTTCTTCATACAATTCAACCAATTCTTTTCTATAGTCATCAATCCATTTTGGAGTTAACTTAGAGTGCTTCAGTACATTATTATATGATGGAAGCATTAATTTCTCTTGAATTCTTAATGCATATTCTTTGATTTCAGTATCTTTATGATTAAGAACGATAAGAAAATTAGTTAAAAATTGATGATCAATAAAATCAGGAGCAATATTACCTAAAATTTTTAAAATATTAAGAAGAACCTTTGTGTTATCAAAAGAATCAATAATCCATTGGCTAATTTGTTCTTGAACTTCAACTTTACTATGTTTATAAAAGTTGATTAATTCATTTTCAATAGGTGAAACATAATCGACTGGCACATCTTCATATCTCAGAAAATTATCAAATTTATTCTTAAAAATATCAAATTCTCTTTTAATTTGCTTTAAGCTCTCTTCCCCTATCTTTTGTTCTATAACAGTGGGGTCAGTAATACTAACTACGTCTGTATTTAAGTAATCTTTTAAAAAAGACTGTATCTTATCGGTTTGCCAAACCGTTTTTATTGTTTCAATCTCGTACTTAGTGATTATCTTTTTATGATTACCACTTTCATACATAGTATTATTAGATAAATTATTTGAATAGTTCATATAAAAAATCTTACATTGATTCTAAAATAAATTTCTTTGAAGCATTTATAAACTTTACTACATCCTTACTTGTAAATCTAAAAACATCCTTAGTAGATAACGTATTAACATCATAAACACTTGCTAGAGTATTTCGAGAAACTCCTGATTCATGAGTTACATAATCTTTTGAAACAGATAAATTTACCATTTCATTTAGTTCCGCCATAGCAAAACGAGTAACTTTTCTCGATCTATTCTCAATAACATTTCGATCTAATTCTTCTGAAGTACAATACTCGCGTAATGTAACCTCATTATAATCCTCCCTAATAAGAACTAGCCCCAATCTTTTTGATTGTTTATAGTTTATATATGGGGTCAGATCCGAAAACGATTTAAAAAACTTTTCAAATATACTTTCTAATTCCTCTATTTTCTCAAAGGAATTTAAAAATACAAGTGAATCATTTCTAATTTGGTAGGTACATTTTTGATTGCTACTAACCAAATCAATAAATTTAGTTATCTTTTTTGTTTGAGAACCATCCTGAGAATTAATCTCAATTAATTGTTCAGTTATTTCTTTTGGAAACAACAAATGATTTATAGCAAATTCTTTTACTAATTTATCAAGTGTTTCTGGCTTAGATTGAATGGGGGTTAAACCTCCATTTATAACAATTTGTAATTGGAAAACTTGATCGTTCATTGTATTGAAAGCAAAATATAATTAAGTTTTATTTTACAGAATACACTACATCTGAACAATCCCCCCCCTAAAATTTAAAGATTATTACCAATCAATCCTATAACTTACCTATAAACTTTTACAACTACCTCACTATACGTCGAAGTAACTGTGCAGTCTTGAGTAGAATGCACAGTAAAATTAGGTACTTCACATTGATACTCGATTAGCAATCCAGCCATAGAAAAATTGTTCTTGGCTTGGATTGCGCTCACAGATTTCAATGTAACGCTGACCTTGCATAATATTCAGAACTCGAACTAAAACTTTTTCTCCTTCTTTCCCGCGTTTGACCAAATAAGTTTTGAGTGCATTAAGAGTTGCCGGACCATATATCCCATCTACTGATAAATCTGGCCACCCTGCTTTACCATTGTTATTTAGGAGATTCAAAGCTCGTTGTAAAAGAGGTTTTGCAAAGCCGGTACCGCAATTCACACCAGTGTCTAGAAGCTCTTCGGCCACTGCTGAGCTGATTGTATTTACTTGGTCAAATCGCGGAGCTGTCCAATAGTTTTTGCGGTAAATTGCTTTGGCCACATCCAGAGGTAAATCTCGCATATTACCTTTGAATCCATTTGCTCGAGCAACTGCTTCAGTAATTCCATACTTAGTTGCACCACCACGGTCTGCTGGGTTATTTACGTACCCGCCTTCTCGTTTGATCAACTCATCAAGATATTGTTCGATGTTCATTTCACTTTCCTTTAGACGTAAAAAAGCCACCCGAAGGTGGCGCAGTTTTTTCAAGTTGGTTCATGCTTTTATAGAAGCAATAATTACATCCAACTTCCACATTAAGATTGGCACGGAAAACAAAAGAATAAATGCAACTATTGTTTGCCATAAGCCATACTTTTCAATAGACACTTTTATAAGCTCCACTATTGGTTTAAAATGCTCCATATAGATTTACTTTCCTCTTACTTTCGTCGGTGGGTGGAATGAAAAACCCCGGTAGTTAGCGCTACTGGGGTTTTGTTTTGGGTATTAAAAAACCCACTCGATGAGTGGGTTTTGTTAAGTTGATTTTATTAGTGACGAATCAGACTACCTGAAATTTCAAGTACTCCCATCAATCGACTTGACTCCATCAGTGGGTGAAACCAACGGTCGCCATAATGTTGATTACCTGTTGTGTAGCTTATGGTTTTTAAATCATCACTAATGATTTCTCTATTAAGAGGTCCTCTTAAATCCATTGTTCGAGTGAGTTTTAGAACTGCAATATTGGTTTTAAACGCATATTCAGCTAAGTAGTGACCTTGTTCATTACTAAGCATGTGTATTGCACGATAGATTTTGCTTGTCACAAAGTTTTGGGAAATAATTGCATCTACCAGATCCTTAACCAAACCCAATGTTTCATTATCAAATAAAGAACCTTGAGCCTTCTTCTCTGCACTACTGTACATCGCAATCAGATGATGAACATATTCCACTGCAACAGGAATCATGTCATATGGGATTTCATCAATATGCTGAACATTGAAACGCTGATGAACTAATTTATAAGCATCGCTGTAATTCAAATGCTTAGTTTTAGCTACAAGAAGATTTACAGCATTGGTTAGGGGTTCACGTTCGGATTTGTGGGTTTTGGCAACTGGTGTGCCAACTTCTTTATCTAAAACATCAAGTACCCACTTGCGGAATTGCTTCGCTACAGCAGTACGAGCAAATATTGCTATTAGGTGGCAGCCACGTAGTGAGAAGATCCGCATACCCAAATTGGGTAGCCGAGGATTATCAATAATTTGTGTCATATTTTCCGTAAATTCATCAGAATTACGATTAAAAATTTTACTGACCGCGTTCTCTTGTTTATATCCTAATGCTTGTGCCAATTCACCTGAAGAAAGCCAAATCTGGCCATCTTGCCGTGGCACGGGATTGAATTTCACTTCATTAAAACTTAATGCTAAACTAGACATATCAATATCCTTTCCTATGGTTGTTGATAAAAGCCCCTTGCCGTCAGAAAGTTGGGGGCTTTTTACATCCCCAATGGGGACTTTTACAATTTAAGACTTTAAAAACTTCTTGTCAATCCCCATTGGGGATATTATTATAAATAAAATTTATTCGAGTATAGGACCATGGCTAGAAGCTCAGACGTTGAATACAAAATGCGTATGACGCAAGAACTAAAAGAAAAAATACTTGAATCAGCAAAGTTAAACAGTCGATCAATGAATGCCGACATTGTTGCCCGTCTTGAAAAAAGCTTTGAAAATCAAAATTATGAAAAAACTGTAGAACTGATCCCTACCGAAACTCTAATGATGGAGTTAGCTAGCCGTATGAAAGGTTACACCATTACTGTTTCAGAAAAATCAGACATTAAAAAAGCACCCTAGGGTGCTTAAGAACATAAAACTAAATTTCCTTAAAAATCATAAAACTACTTCTTTCTGGATTGTAATTAATCTCTAAAGAATAATCCGTACATTCATATTTAAAAACTTTAACCCCATTACTCTTTGATTCTATCCACCCTGTTTTTGGTAGTGAATACAACGCCACTAACCCATTTTTATAATTATTAGCACTAAAATTATCTAAGTGACCAAAACTAACGCTAAACGCATTAATTAACTTTGTATTCCCATCAAAAGAAATGAATCCCGCATTGGTAGCTGGTGTTCCACTAAAAGCATCCTCAAATTCATTAGAGTGAACATAGTTAATATTTGCCTTATTAGTCTCATGATCTATGCTCAAATTTTTAGGATGTTCTGCTTTCAGTGATAAAATGGATTTACCCAATGCTAAACCGCTTATATTAATTTTACTTTTTGCCACCTCGCAACTATTTGCATATGCGAATACAGGAAGGCAAATAAGACCCAATAAAATAATCTTTCTCATAAAAACCTACTTATAAACTTTTCTCAATTTCAATAATTAGAGCACCTTAAAGTGCTCTATTTATTTCGATTTGCTTGCTTGCACTGAATGTACCAATTGTTTGCAAATTCAGTTATTGCTTCCGCCTTATACTCTTCTGATCCAAACTTTGGTTCTTTATAGGCTTCCTCGACCATCATCTCCATTAACCTTTTGAAATCCCTGCTTGGTTTGATACTCTCTATCATCTCCATTTGTCTAACCACAGAAACCCCTTCCTGCCTAAAGAGCATGACATTTTCAGCAAGTTTATTCACATCTCTACAGTGTTTATCATTAGTATCGGCTGAGTGAGTTACAAATGATGCTGTGAGTAAAAATGCAATTGGTAGTAGCTTTTTCATCAGTTACTTCCTTACATACTCTGGAAATTCTTTTAATAAACTATTACAAATCTTATTCTTCCCGTCTTTCTTTACATTTCGGTCAAATTCTTTCATGCCAAATATAAGGACTTTTTTTCCATATTCTTCGCCAAGTTCATGCTGAAAACACTTGGCTGAATCTGAGATTAACTCATTGTTATATTCACTATATCCACATTCAAATTGTGCTCTAGTTAATAAACCATGGACCGAAACAATCTGCTCACAATAAGTTGGCTCATCTCCATTTTTGGGAGCTAAAGCATGTGAAAATGATGTGGAAAAAACAGCCACTAACATGCTCCCTAAAATTATCTTTTTCATGAATTTCACCAATTGTTATAAATATAATAACTTTAACAAACTGGTTACTAAATGTCACATAAAGGAAAACCACCCGAAGGTGGTCGTTTCATAATATTGGTCGTCAATAGGTTTTCGTAGTAGTCAGCGGCTTGCAGTGTCAACAGGTAATTTCTCTCTTATACGTGTACTTCTAAACAAGACCGCCCGAAGGCGGCATTAGCTGTTTTCAATGTCTTTTCTGGCTTTCTTAAACTCTTTAATCACTTCAACAATCGTTTTCCCTTCCTGTTTATCTATGAAATTAAAGATCCAACGGACTAAAGCCCAACCAGGTAAACCACAAACAAAGAAGAACCCACCAAGTGCAATCATTCCCCATACATCAGTAACCCATTCATGAAGCCCCCACTTCACAATAATGAATGAGCCGCCAGCCAAACTTGATACAACCGTACAAATAAGTCCTACAGCCCATTCTTGAGGTGATCGTGGCATACGTGTCATCAATACAACTGCTGCAACTAAAGCAACCGCTAACGTCACCATAATTGCTGCACCATAAAATTTTAAAATTGCTGTTAAACCGCTTGTTGAAACTGGTTCCATTTATATCTCCAGAAAATTTAGGCAATAAAAAAGCACCCGAATTGGGTGCTCAAAGTTCTTTTAAGATTTAAAGTGTTTGTAGAATTTTCCCTCCATTGATCAATTGAGTTGTAAGTGGTGCCACCCCAACAATTGCAGGTCCACCCGGCCCCGGCTGGCCTTCAGTTGTGCCATGGTATTGCCAGTTCCATGTTCCATCATTGGTGGACTTGGTACCGCGCTGGCCCCAACCTCCACCATCACCAGACAATGGAGATCCATATCGATCATTTTGGGTTCGGTAACCTTTACCGGGTACCGAAGCTTCGGCATCGGTTACTTTGACAACCATAAAGTCACCATTTAAGTACCAACGCCAGTCTTGTGAATCGTTAGTAATAGGTTGTCCGGTCATAACCCGACCAAAAGGTGCTCCAGCTCCACCGGGAATACCCTGAACTCCATACGATAATCCTGTATAAATACCGCTTGGTGTTGCTCCACCACCTGAGCCGCCTCGAGCCAGAGTTCCACCATCAATAATCAGGTTTAGTTTACTGTGCCGGTTTAATAAACCGGGTGCTCCCTGAAAACCGTCACGGCGGGTTTTAGTAAAGTTATAATCCGGATCGGTAGACCATGCACCAAATGCCAAATGTGGCAACCCGCCATCTCCACCACGTCCAACAACAGCACCTTTAATAGTCAAATTTACCACGAGATCAGGTGGGAACTCACCAGTATCAATAGCAGGTAATTCTGATGCAGCTGGAACGATATACTCTCGTTTTGCAGGACTAGAGTTATAGTCGAATTTATAGACAAATCTGGTTTCCGGTCGATAAGAACTTGAACTTGAAACTAGTGCACCTGCTTCAACTACAAAACTGATTTCTCCAGTCGTTGGCAAATCCCCTCTTTGCATCTGATATAAACGTGCCAGATTAATATCCAGCTGGTCATATCGAATGTAAATCGGTGAATCATCAACCGGCACATCAATAAAGTCCTTGTCATTGAGGTAATAACGTTCATCGTAATTAATTGCAGTAATGGTATTAGAGAACTGGTCAGCCGGTTCTCTTTTTGCAACCAGATAAGGCAGTGAGCCTTTGGTATCGTCATTAACTACGGTGTAGATAGTATTCACAAAGTCATCGGGACTAAGCTTTAAGGCCCCGTTCGGTAAACGCCCTAAAACTACTTTGTTCTTGGCTGAACCCGGCGTAACGGGAATCAGGTCCACGGTACCATCCCCCATTTGCAAATAAATCACATAACTCTTGCCTGCAATGAAATCGACATCATGGCTTAGGGTGAGAATTAAACCTTCTTGCTGTACCACCTCACCGCTTTGATGAATACCATTGCGATAATCAGCTACAGCGATCCGGTCACGTAAAACCAGTAATTCTGACTCAGGTGCCGCATCAAAGGTAATGGATTTGCGCTGGAAGCGAAGCTTGTTCCAAAGCCGGTACGCATTAAAATGAGCTTGCCACTTGTTACGCACACCTACAGATTTCACCTCTTTGGGGTTCTTGGCCCCTTTATCCGGTAGATAGATATTGATACGACTATCGTCGGCCGGATCCGTGTATTCATAGATCAGTCCATCGTAGTCATCCATCACGCCAAAGGTAAGATCATGCTTGTAACTATCAGGAATAATATTCCTGAAGTTAAATAGCATTACCGAGTTATCAGTTGGACGTTCAAAATAAAGCTTGAGCTTATTATTTTGACGATATGCAGTACAAAACACGGCATCACAAAGATTGGTGACCAGCTCTTCAAAAGACAGGTTTGTATCATCAATCGTAGTACAGAACTCAGCCGCAAGTGGTGTACCAAAATAATCAACTACATCGTTATAAGTCCGATAGATATTTTCCAGATCTATTTCGTCGATCGTACGGCGGCCTATCTTGTCATCCAGTGCCATTGAAACCAATGCATCAGCAAAGCTTGATGTTGGAAATAGCTCTGTCGTCATTGCGCCGTTTTTAAAAGTCGGTAACATCCGCTGAAGATCAAAATTGATCTTGCGGGACTTAACAGATAAAGCTCCAGTGGTTGCATAAGTGCGCGCACGAAAAACCGTTTCATGTTCATACACTGTGCTTTGCAAAGGATAAGCACCATAAAGCGCCTGCCACTTTACTTCATCTACTACCGTTGTAACCGCCGGTGTTGGTGTTAAACGACGTGCACGGACACTACAGCGACCTTGAAATGTCACCATATCCAGCGTTGCGCCAACGGTTTGACGCGACTTTGCCGAACCTTTCAAAATGATCTGCTTCAGCATCGGATTACCAATCGCTGCACCAGATTCATTTACCGGTGTTACTTCAACTTCAATCGTGACGTTAACAGCGGCCTGATTCCCACCTGAAGAAACGGTATAAAGTCCATTTGTGGCCACAAAATTACACAGCACCCGGCTACGTTCAACATTGTCCAGAATGAATGGACCAATCCATTTTTCACCTATTGAACTGATCTTTGGTGACAAAGCTGCAGTTTGTTGGTTATTTAACTCTTTAAGCTTTAACCAGTTAGCATTAACGGCCGCCGGATTTGATAACGTCATTCGATCATCTGCTACCGATAGAACGCTGTAAGTGCCGTTTAAATCATAAGTCTGGCCGTTAAACGTGAATGAGGCATTGGTGATTTCTACGCGGTCATTACTTACAAACTTAGTGGTTAAATCCGTATTGTTTGCAGATGCCCGAAGGATCTCGTTTGGATATGCAAAATGAAGGTAGTTCGTACCTTCTAAAGACTGTGTATCTGCTGGACGGAGAACTTGGCCATTAACAGAAGTTTGATGCTGAACCGTTAGTGGCGGCGTGGTAATTTCGGTACCAAGCGAAAAATATGGCTCACCTGAAACAATATCTACACCTGGTCGAAAGACTTCTACCGATGCGCCGGCAATATCAACAATGTTGGTTTCACCATCATATGCACCGTTAATTTTATAGTGACCACGACCAATACAACCAACAACATGCTCTACTTCGACATTGTTTTCATATACCTTGTAAGGCACAGTAATCAGATCAGGGGTATCGTGAGCGGCACCATAAATATCTGCGATACGACCATTTACGCGAGTTTTATTTTCACGGTTTGATAATTCGTTATTTGCAGACGAGGATTGATTGTTATTCTGGTTGGTTTGGGTAATTGAGGGCACAGGCATTAATAATGCAACAGCCACACCCATAACTATAGAAGCAACCGCTATCCAAGCTAGAGTTATGGGGTCTATACCCTTGGGATTCTCAATTACAATGAAAGTGCCTGGCAAGAAATCGAGCTGCTTTAATTCATATGCATTCTTCGGTGTGACTTCATTCGCAAATGAAATTTCGGCATGATCCATATTACTTGTTGTATGGAAAATACGGACATGTTCAGGCATATAATCATATTTTGAAGTAAGCCATTGACCCAAAGTTTCGGCGTGTTCAATTGTTTTGTCTTCGGATAAAGGGTCTTGTTTATAAATAATCTTAATCATAGAAACTCACACGATTAAATCCAAATGCTTGAACGACTTGAATTGGCATCCATGAAACGCCTGATTCCTGCAAATGCAAAATACGCCCCAAACGAAAAAGCCCCACATGTGGGGGCTTGTTTCGGTATCTCGAGTGAAAGGCGACTATGCAGCCTTCCTTGGGCATGGGCAGTGGATTTAAAAGTTTTAACCTTGATGGTAGAAATACCTTTTCTTTAATAGGCTTCATAAAAAATTCAAGTGCTTCCACCCGGTCTATTCCATATAGATCCAATGCAGCTTCATGAGCAAAATGAACACAGTTGTAGTTTTCCTCGTCATATTGTCTATCAAGCAAATGATCATGACTTTTCATATAGCCCCCTTGAGACCAGTAAAGCGGTCTAGTGCAAAGATATCTCCAGTTTTAGCGGTATTTAATCGTGGAGATTCAGCTTTGAACGTCACAGCTTTATGGTTCATGGCAACACTGGAGAGTTGCAGTCCAAGTAAATAAAACATTGGAGAGTTCAGATTGTCTGAACTGTAAATCCGGTAATTTACGGTTGGCTTTACATCTGGATATTGCCCTTCGATTACCCGTTCAAACTCATCTGGCATCACATCACCTAGACCAGAGATAGAAACGGTTAATGTCTGGTCCAGATCACCCAGCATTCCGGATCTTTGAATAGATGCTGGCAAAAATTCATAATAGACCTGACCGGATCCTTCCTTATGTTGTACATACACCCCACGATCATCATTACGAACTATTCGGTATATGTTCATAAAGGAAGGATGAGAAAGCTCAATACATTCCAGTTGATAAACATCGACTTTACGATTGAAAAAGAACTTGGCGTATTCGTTATCCATTAGACCTCCCAATCCTTAATCAAAGCTATATCGGCCGTAAGGTTAGGCTGGTTTTGAACAACTTCGAGCTGTGCATTTACCCGGTAAAGGTTGCCATTCACTTCATTGGTCTTGAACGAGTTCGGAATGAAATTGCATTGGTATTGCTGACGTGTTCCTTGGTCTATGACCAAATCCGCATAGAATGAAGCTGGCTTATTCTGATAGATCCGCCAGAAAGCCATCATTTTATTGAAATCGGTTTTACTTAAATTCCAGTTCACATCGACAATATGACTATTACGTTTTACATCGATGTAATAGCGACCACGTCCGCCATCCATCTGCTGACGTTTCACATCATCACCTGGTGTTACGCCATAGCCGCTGGTCTGAGGATTTAGCTTTAACTTGTACATAACTTTCCTTCAGGTAATAAAAAACCGACCTCATAATGGGTCGGTATAAAAGTATCTTTAACAACTAAAGTCTTGATATTTCTTCAGATATCTGACTAGATTCATGTAAAATATAGTTTATTAATTGATTTGAAATCGTTAGATGAAGATGATAGTCAGCTGTTGTTCTAAACCTCTTTAATTTTTGTATTCGATTTTTGATTTCCGCAGCTCTTTTCTGAATCATTTCAGACGTTGAACCCGCAGGGTACCCACTAAGTCTGCTATAGACTTTTTCATGAGCTCCACATTTTGTCTTTGTTACTGGCCATAATAGTCGTTGTTCTAAATGATGTCGGACTTCATAAAAAGCATGGTAATAAGCACGCCCTATAATATTCCTTTTGTGACATTCATCATATTTTGTAGAATTACCTAACAGCTCATAACAGTAATTTAGTGTATCTGTAGTAGCCATTTTTCAATCCACGCCCACTTCATAAGGAATAATAAAATATGAAAGTTTATTCAGTTCATCAATTAAACCCTCATCATAGCATTTACTAAATATTTCTGAATTCATAGCGTCAATCTCATCAAAACTTCTATCGACATAAAGCAATATTAAAAATTCATCATCAATAAAACTATATTCATATTTTCGACACCGAACATTCCTTGAGTTAAAACATTTAAAAAGAATTGAACCGATATGTTTCAAGACTCTAGAATCAATTTCTAGTTTATTTTTAATTTCAAAAAACTGAATAAATTCATTAAAGTCTTCCTTTTTAAATCTTTTATAATAATTTAAATCATCATTTAAAATTCCATCTAGAAAATAAGTTATAGGTTTGAAGTCAATAGGAATAAAACTTTCTAAGGGTAAATTTTGTTTACTACACAAACTTATAATTTTATCAATATTTTCATTAGCACTAGAAAAATCTACTGAGCTAAGAAAAACAAAATAAAGATTCGATAAAATTGATACACTATTGCTAATTTTCAGTACTTCTCGAGCGTATTGATGCGCAAGAATAGGATTATCAAAATACATTTCAATAATACTGTTGCTTAATAAAAACCAATCTAGTGGCTCAGTTTCTTTAATATCATTAAGCAACCGTTTGCATCTAAAATACTGAAATTCACTTATCGATCCAGTAAGAACAGCAGAGTTAATAATATCGGTTACTTCTGATGACTTAGTTTTAGGAACTGGAGGAAGCATAAGAATATTCACCAATTTTTTGAAATTTTGTCCTAATTTATTTAAAAAAGCTACCTCTAAAGGTAGCTTTTAAATTAACGATTCCGTCTTGCTGTCGTATTCTCAGTCAAAGACCGACTAATGGTTGAGTTTGGATTTGCGATTTGGTCACTTACAAGTTTCGGTACCTTTCTTGGAAGCTGCTTATCCAGTTCATCTGTAACAATGATCCGGACAGTTTTCTCATCCAATTGTTCAGCTTCAACAGTTGCACCACTGACTTGATTCACGACTTCAATCTTGAAATTGATAGTTGGAGAGGATTGCTCAATTGAAGGCATAATCTCAGCTTGAGGGCGTGAAGTACGTCCTAAAGTAAAGTCCTGAACATCATCCAGATTTGAGCGATCCTGAACTATACCATTGGATGAGAAGTAGACCTTGCCATCATGGAACAGGTCAGAATTTGCCGAAGAAGCTAACTTAGGTGTGTCTCTATTACCCTTATAGATAATCTGAGTATCTTGAACTGGTTGATTAAAGATGTCAGCCTGCTTTTGGCTTTCTATAAAGGCACTAGAGCTCATCATTGCACGGCGCATGACACTATCTGCCGAGGCATTGTTATTGAGAAAAGCTTCAGGGTTTGCACTCTTACGCATTTTCTCAACTAAACCAACTCCGCCCCAGCGTTTAATATCCTCTTGGGACCATACAATTTCGCCTTTGTGCACAGCTCCGGCAACTTCATATTTCCCACCACGACCTGTATAACCACCTTCAGCAAAACCTTGATCTTTGATTGCCCGGATGTTTGCAATGATGCTAGCGCCTTGAGCAACCGCCCCAGCAATCAATGGTAAATTAAGAGGAAAACCAGCTTTTGAAGCTGCTGCAATATTTTGCTGAATCGCAATACCAGCAGCTGCAATGGCATAAGCTTTATCAGCGGCGAACATGATCTTATATGCTTTAGATTGCTCTCCAAACATTGAACCAAACATCGATGTAAGTGAACCCATCATTTGGCCACCAAATGCAATTTGGGTGTTCAAACGATCTTGCTGATATTTATCTTCAATATCCTGAACATTCTTTGCATGTTCAGCAGCAATCTGATTACGTTGGTCCTGAGCAGCTTGAATGATAGCTGTTTTCTGATTTTCGTAATCCTGTTGTTTAATGAGTCCTGCTTCCATTTGAGCATCAAGACCATCTAAAGAGTTTTGTTCATTCAGATCAGTAGCAGCAAATTGACTATCTGCTAAATCATTTGCAGCATTTAAACGGCTAAACCGCTCCTGATCCTGTCTGAAGAACTCGCTGGTACCATTCATATCAGCCTGAATACCACCCCAGTTTTGAACAGCATTATTCACTTTATCGCGTGTCTCTTTATCCTGATTGGCTTTAGATAATGCGATTAGCTTTTGCCGCTCTTCTATAGAAAGCTTGGTATTCTTAAGAATTTCCTCCCGTTCGAGTCTGTAACGTTCCTGCATGGCTTGCGTTTCAGAAAGCAGAGATAAACGGGCTTGAAACAACCGCTGTTCCTGAGCTAGTTTTAATAACCCTAACTCTTGCTGTTTTTGCTGTTCCAGCAATTCAACAGCTTGCTTCTGCTCAAACTTACTTAATTCAAGGTCATGAGCTGCATTGAACTTTTTACGGTTAAAGGACTCTTCTAGTAACTGTTCCTCGGTTTTCTGGAACTCCTTATAGTCTTCCAATTTCGTTCTAAGGGCTTGTTTGGCTATAGCAATATCATTATCTGCACGACGATTTATTTCCGCCTTTATTTCTGCAGTACGTTCCGGGCTAAAGTTTGCTTTATCAACATCCTCCAGTCTTGCCTTTCTATTATTGTTAATCCGTCCGACTTCACTAGCCACCTCATTTTCAAGTGACCGTTGCAAATCCTGTTGACGTTCAAGTTGAGATTGAATATCACCAGCTGCTTTATCACTTCCTTTACTTGCACCACCTTTCACCTTGCTCTGCATCTTGGGAGATTGATGTAGAAGCTTAAGAGACACTCCATCCTCAAAGATCACTTCACTGACATAACCACCTCCCTTGCTGTCATACCATGTCTTGATATCTTTCACAGCAACATTGGTCGTGATTGGTGTTCCTTCAGGCATTGAAAAATCAATACCTTTATGAAATGAAGAAGCCCCTTTAGTTGGGGCTTTTCGTGGACCATAATTAGAACTGATCTTGTAGGAAGTTAAAGGTTTTCCTCCCGCCTGTAATCGAGCCAGATGTTCATTAGAAACTTTCTGACCTGACAATGAGCCACCATATCGGACGTCAAGATGTGGACCAGTACCAATACCGGATTGACCGGAAATACCGACCAAGCGTTTAGTAAGTTTTGCTTGTTTTTCAATTTCCTGCGTCTGCTTTCTTTTAGCTTCAGTTAATTTATCTTCTCGCTCCTGTTGTTCTTCGATGATCTTGAGATTTCTAAGTGCGCTATCAATTTCATCTTTAGACAAAATTGCACTCATTCCTTTAGCTTTTTGCAGTTCTAAAATGGCATTAGCTTGAGCAACAGTGTAACCTTTATCAAGCCAACCTGATTTATAGATTGAATCAATAACGCTATCTTTTTGCTTGGCTTGATAATCTTGCAAAGCCTTAGTTGCCTTTTCTGCTTCAGTAGCAGTATTTCCTAAAGCATCCGCTTGTTTTTGATGCTGAATTGCCGCATTTTGTGCTTCATTACCTCCAAGTTTCACTTCAACTCTTAATAATTTAAGTTTCTCAGCTGATAAACTTGCTTTAGATGCATTGTCATCATACTGCGCAGCCTGTTTTTTCAGATTTTCATATAGATCTGTAGGCAACTTAATTTTATTTAGACGTTCAATGGCTTCTGTATAGCTGATAGTTCCAGTTCTCGCTTCTTGGGAAATTTTTTCAACCTCCCTATTTCCTCGTGCATAGTTCTCGATATCAATTAATGCAGACCCTACAGCACGCGATGATTTCTCTAATGCTTTATTTTGTGCATTAAAAGCAGTAGTTAAATCATTAACTGCTTTAGCCTTATCATTGCCAGTTAATTTTTTTAACTCCTCATCAGCTTTCTCAGCAACTTTAGCTTGTTCAGCAAGCTTTTGCTTTGCCTCCTCTGCCTTATTATTAAAATAAGAATAGGCTGCCGCTAATCCCATTACTCCTAATGTTGCAACTCCAGCCCACCCACCAATTAATCCAAACGCCCCTTTAGCTAGTCTCCCTGCAATTGAAGTTGCAGTATTTAGCTTAATTTGAGCTGCTGTTTGTGCATTTGTAGCAGCAGTTACTGCTGCCTGTGCTTGTGCGTATCGAGTTGCTGCCGCTGTTGCGCCAAATTTAGCTTGGGTTTCTGCATTTGTTGCTCGCACATTCGCGAGATGAGCTTTTGCTGCATTCAAAGCAGCGGTAGCTTCTGCATATTCTGCTTGAGCATTTAATACAGATGCTTGGCGGCTCGCTAAAGTTGAAGCCATTCCCTCTTTAATAGCAGCGCTCTTCATCAAAATTGCACGAGTGATATATCCAATACCAACTACTAAAGCCCCATCAGCAATTAAATCTAAATTACTTGCAAGAGTTTGAACTGATCCAGCTAATACCTGTGCCGCACCACTTCCCTTACCTGCTTCGCCAACAAATTTTGTGATCTCGTTGTTTAGGAGTGTGAGAGACTGCCCGATTGTGATATCTGTTTTAGCAAAAAGAGCATCAACATCAGATTCTACATTTCTAAGCGCTTTTACAATTTCTTGTGAAGTAATTTTTCCTTCAGCCGCAACTGAACGCAACTCTCCTACGGTGATCCCCATACCTTTAGCAATAGCCTTTGCTAGAGCTGGTGTTTGTTCCATAACTGAGTTGAGTTCTTCACCACGTAATGTACCGCTTGCCAAAGCCTGCCCGAATTGAACTAAAGCTGCATCAGCAGCTTCTGCACTTGCACCACTAATTGCTACAGCTTTAGAAACTGTTTCAGTTAAACGTGCTGTGTCATCCATTGTGAGGTTTAAAGTTTTGGCATTATCACTAAAACGCTGGTAAACCTGTAACACAGAATCCCAAGCTGAATAGGTTTTTTGAGCAATTCGGAAAGTGTCTTCCGTTGCTTTATTTAGTTCAACTTGATTGTTAGTGACTAACTTAAGGCGATTTTGTAATCCAGTATATGTATCCATCTTTGAAATGGCTGAACCTACTGTTAATAAACCAGCCATGTGTCCAGCTAAAGCTCTGGTGGCTACAGACAAGCTGTCCATAGACTTAGATGCAAATTCACCTTTACGTTCAATGCTAACAAGTTCATTGCCTAGATTACGCGCATTACGTTCAGCATTTTGCGAATCAATAACAATGACCAAACGGGATTCTTGTGCCATTTTACTTTCCTCTAGGCAATAAAAAACCCACTCAATGAGTGGGTAGTTCTTTTTAAGTTAAATATAATTACCAAGCAGGGTAGTTAAACCAATTTTAAAAAGCATCCTAGGGTGCTTATGCAAGATATTATTTATTCTCATGGTAACGAAGAATACTAGCTACTTTTTGAAATAAGTAGCCTGCAAGGAATCCATTAAATATAATTCCGATTCCTGTTGCTATCATAACTCCAGACCAAACCGTTTCTTTACCATAGTAAGAAGCTACTTCAATTCGACCAAATGCAAGAATAAATAAAAAACCTGCGATAAAGCCAAGAGCTATTAACACCCACCCGATAGCATTACAAACTTCACTTTCTCTCATTGGTTTATATTGTGGTGCACTCATCTTAATCTACCTTGTTAAAGTTCTTCAAAACTTTGTAAGTAATATCTTGATTAGTGGCATCAATTACTTCCAATAAAGCACCTTTATAACCTATTTGCTTAGATTGGCTTAAATCATATTCAACATCATTATTGAATGCAGGACGTGCTTGATTACTTGAGAATTCACGGTACCCGACATTAATTTTATTTCCAAATTTTCCACTATAAATTAATGTTTGTTGGAAGGAATTATCTGATGCAATTGCTACTGTCTTCATAGTAGCTTGATGTTTATCAGTACAGTTTTTTGCATTAAATACTGTTACTACACAGAGCTTACCTTCAGTATCTAACATAACTACTTTAAATGGGTCAGCTAAAGGGTTTTTCTGAACCATCCCCCCACCACTGACAGTGTTGAATGGCTGAAAATATTGCCCTTTTTCATTTTTGCCTGTTTTTAAGTAAATGCCTGAAGTAAGTGAATAAGCAAAACTAATTTTAATATTTTCAGGGACGTTTAGAACTTCACGATCAACCACCATTCCCTGTTCAAGCATTTGATCCCCTACAAATGCTTTATTAACTGATCCAATTGGCGGTTTGCTTATATTTTTAGGTATAGCTTGATAATTATAGGCTGGAGTAGCGCACCCCACCAACCCAAGACCAATTAAACCCGCAGCCAATATTTTTTTCATGAATTTCACCGTTTGTTATAAAGTGTACTAACTTTAACAAACTGGTTACTAAATGTCACATAAAGGAAAACCACCCGAAGGTGGTCTTTTAAATCAGGCTATGCATGTAAAAGTTTTTCAGCACCAGCAGCCAAGAAAGCCGATCGAGTAGTATATCTCTTACCTTTACCTACATTCTCATCAATTTTACGAATCAAACGGCTTGGTAAAGTAACATTGATTTTTTCTGGTTTACCCAGATAACGACTAACATCAACTTCGGTAACCGCCCAGATCATTCCTTTATATTCAGGATCATCGACAAATTTAACTAGTTCGGAAGCTAATGGGATTTCCTCACCATCTTCAGCCAATATTTCTAAATGGCCTGAAATAGCTTCTTTAACATTCTCAATAGCTTCTTCAAGTGTGTCACCAGCACTAAAACAACCTGGAATATCAGGAACAGTGACACCAAATGCCTCAGTATCTGATCCTCGTTCAATTGCAATTGGATATAACATCTCAACACTCCATGCCCTTGGCATAAACATATCGCCCACTGCGTTATGATTAGTTGTAAGGGATATAGTATTTAAAGTCGGGAAACAGCGGGTCAATTTAGACCCGCTTGTTTCAAAATGCTTTTAACAGTTCCGTTTGGTAAATCCTTTTTAGGATGTGGGATTGTAACTAACCCCTTTTTGGTTGGGTGTTTAAAGTGATGATGACTTCCTGAAACCCTAACCTCATACCAACCATCTGCTTCAATCATTTTGATTAAATCCAGACTTTTCACACCAATCCCTTATTAACTTGATGAGATAATAATAACCCTAGAGTTATTATATGTAAATAACTCTAGGGTTACTTTTTTGAGGACTTGGAATTTATTTTTTTATGGGCTTCATCTAAAAACAAGTTATCCAATGCAAAAATACAGTCATTAAAAATATGAGCAGCCACTGGCAAATCATTATGCTCTGCATAGACATTGATTGCCTGCTGATCTAAAGATAACGGGATGCCCTGCTCATACCGTCTGGATCTGGCAATAGTACTAAATGCCGAAAGAATAGAGTCAGCCGCATACGAATATTCTGGCGGATCAGGAATACGGCCACCTAAGAACTTGATTTGTTCGATTTCATGCGGCGTTTTCGACGCATACGTTTTTTGGTATTTGTAGAGCTCGACGACTTTCCCAGAATTAAAGCCTTATCCTTGTCGGCTTCTTCCTGAATCCTCTGAGCCTGTTCTTTAATGAATAGCCAGATTGAAATACCAATATCACCAAGATTAAGAAGCTTTGAGGCATTCTCAGGTGTATATGGCTTTTCAGATTCAACCGTTTTACCGTCTACGATTTCGGCAAATACCACACCTTTCCAGTCTTCAATTAAGTGGGCAGCACACGCATCCATTAACAATTCATGGTAAAGCTTGGCATTTTCATCTTTGACCATCACATCATAGCCTTTGGATGAAATCTGATTTCCGGCTCGTTCAATTGCTACCTGAAAAGGTTTATAGGCGATACCACGGACTTTGAACTCTGCCTGTACTTCGCCATCAACCCCCTTGTATTCACACCATTTTGATACGTCCGAGCTTTTAATAATTCCGACTTTTAAAGCCATAACAACCTCTGAAATTTTAGAAATAAAAAAGCCCATGGGATTCCATAGGCTTTGTTACTGAATAAGTTGATTACACAAGAGCACGTACAATTGTTGGCGCTGTACGAACTTGGGCAAAGTTGATATCTACAGTAATGATGTCATCACCACCACCATCCGGGTGATTGGCTTCCATGACTTCCAATTGCGGGAAGTTGAACGAATATTTACTTCCTTTGCTGTCTCTGATGTCGAAGGTCAGTGTAAACACATCACGGGTTTTGATTGCATCAATCCAACCAGCAGCTGTGGCCGAGAACATGAATGAAGCATTCGCTTCGATATCCATCATCTTCTCTAAATAAAACTCTGGAGTGTATTTACCAGATCCGATACAACGGATTGCTTCAAGGTTATTGTTAATAGAAATGGTCAAAGACTGTAGACATGCTTTGCCTTGAATTGACTGGCCGTTTACAAGCAAGTTTTCCACGTTTGGCATACTGACCAGTGGACGTGTTGAAGCTGCAATCGGATTTACAACAGGGTTGACTTGCTGTCTAGTAAATGAGCTACCTACAAGACCAAAGTTACCAGTGATCTTTCCTGTAGTCTGGATAGTAATTTCACCAGAATTGACCTGAACTCCACGGTAAATAAACACCTGCCCAATATCTTCAAAAACTTTAACTAACGTTAATGATTTTCGAACAGCACCGCCAATTGTTAAGCTGTTTGTCGCCCAGTTATTGAATGCTAAAGCACTTAAGAACAAATCAAAGGTACCAAGTGATAATTCAAACTCTAACTGACCTGCTACTTCTGCTTCAGTAACTACCCCACCTTGGCGAAAACGTGAATCAACCACTTCACTGCTTTCTTCAGTAGAAACATTTTCAGATAAACCATCACTTACACGGCGAACTGTGTACCAGATCGGGTTTGCTGGAGTTGTTCCTAAAACTGCTTCTTCACAAGCATATAATCGAATTTTTGCGCCTGAACTCATTTATGGTTCTCCAAAATTTAGGCAATAAAAAACCCGCTTTTTAAGCGGGTTATTAAAGTGTTTCGTCTGTGTCTGAGATTTCTGGCGGTTCCACGCCATTCATGGCTGCAGCAACTGCCTGAGATAAGTTAGTAGGCTGGAAATCCACTGGTGTTTCACTCAAAGTTTCTTCAACCTCAGGTTCTGGTTCAGGTTCTTCATGCAGACGGATATCAATCCAGCGGCCTTCTGGAATGTCCATTGGGTTCTCGTGATCTGCCACAACAGCAGCAAGTTCAAAATCAAACTTACGCTTGTAAGTTTTAATTGAGATGTCACCATTTTCTAGGGTGTCATACACTACTGCAACGATTGTGTTGCCGTTTGCGTCTTTAGGTACTTCGATATACCAACCTTCTTGAGCAAAGCCTAAAGAGCCTTTAAGTAAATAGTCGCCTACATCGACTTTCTTAAATTCAATAGGCTGCTTTTCTGCATCATTATTGAGCTCGATATGGTCGTTAAATAGCTTAACTACTGGTGATGCTGCTTTTATGAAACCGTTGGAATCCACAGAAGTATTCGCAGATGTTCTTAGCTGCTCAATTACAACAGGTATCTCACTGACAATAACAACGTCATCTGTATGAACAGTAACTAAATAATTATCAGATGTAATATTGGAAATACCGGAAAAATATCTAAATGCCGATGTTGAAGAACTTGCTGTTCTTCGAATGGCAACATAGTCTACATTTTGATATTTAACTACAGCCATACCTGAAATATGAGTTGTTACACCAATACTAATAAACCGAGCTGTAACACGATCATATGCTTGCTGAATTGATACTAAAGTTCTCGAATGTTGATTTGCTGAGCCTGAATCACCCCTCGAAAACACTAGCTCACCAAACATGTTTCGATTGGGTGAGCTTCTGACAGAATAAGGAAATAACAATACATAGCTAACGACAGAATCTAGGTTTACTCCCGTAATCATTTTTCTTTCAAAAGTTTGGCCTACTCCACCAATTCCAAAACCGCCAACTTCTATCAAATTACCAGCTGTAGTACCAACATTTCTAGTCGCGGCACTACCAAGCCCTAAGTTAGTTCGAGCATCGGATGGAGTTGTTGCACCGGTACCACCTTGAGAAATTGCAATAGCCTTGGTTAATCCTTTTAGCTCTGTAATGTCACTATTCACCCCTTTTTCTGCTGCTCCGAGATTATTTCGAGCATCTAGTGCAGTTGTCGCCCCAGTACCACCTTGAGAGACTGCAGCAGTACCTTGGACCTGCGAAAAGTTTGGTGCCAGATTAGGAATGCCTGAAGCGAATGGCAGCATGAATTGCCGTTTTCCCTGAGCCGAGTTATACGGGAATGGCCGGTGATCCCAACTAAATTTAAAAACAAGATTTGCCATTATGCTGTTACCCCGTCAATCACTTGGAAAGTCAAAGTTTCAGTGTGCTGTGTAGTGCCACTAACTACAGCTTTAATATCCATCTGACACAGCCCTAAAGGCCAAGTTGCAGTGCTTGCACTAGATTTAATGTTCAGCCACCCTTTCTGTGTGCTTTGGCTTAATGCAGTACAAGTTAATGTGGCCACAGTAGCACCATCAGCCAGAGCTTTAACCTGTGAAGTGAAGGTATAACCTGTAAGATCAATTGCACGGCGCACATCATCTGGTGGATATTGCAGGGCTTCATCCATATCAACTAGCTGAAGATTTAAGTTGAAAGTGTCACCACGCTTAAATACAAAATTGCTCATAAGTGATTCCTATAGACATAAAAAAACCACCGATGAGGTGGTAGTGATTAAGACATAAAGTACCTCTCAAAATGGAGGTCTCATAATTCAAATTAATTAATATCTAGGTTTATATCTCTTGTTTCCTCCACTCGTAATACAGTAGTGCCCACCTCTAGGACCCACGCAATAATCCACCACAGCACATGAACAATCACTATCGTAGTAGGTTTTTTTCTGTTTTCTTTCAGAATGATGAGGATGAGATTTTAAGGCCTGATAATTATTTGACGTGGTTGATCGAGACTTTTGTTTAAAACAGCCATCCGTTTCACATAATAGCTTTGTTGATAACCACTGAGGTGATGAGGAATTTAAGGAAATACGTGCCCAGTTTCCTTTCATCTCATAAATATCAACTTTTTCCCCACGTCCTAACTTTCCTACTACTTGACCGTTTGGTTTATCTCTAATATTTAAAGAATTAGTGTTGATATATTTTGATTCGATAACTTCCTCTACTGCACTCTGCGCATTTTCTGAGTCTGAAGTTTGTTTTGGAGAGTTATCATTGCCTGAACCAAAAATCCCTAAAGCTACTAATCCTGCGGCACCCCAGCCTAAAGTTGATTTTTTCATGTTTTACCATTTGTTATAAATTTCCATTACTGTAACAGAATGTAATCACAAATGATAATATGCTGAGGTCATTAAAAATAATCGCCTTGCAGTAGCTTTTTCTTGAACTCAAAGCTCATTATCTAAATCGACACTTACTCCAGTAACAACGTTATGTTTAGGCCCTCCGAGACTAACAACATTAGCCAAGCGTATATTCACATCAGAAACACATAGCTTGTTTTCAGATTGCCATTTGCTCAACTCAACAGACATAACATCTTCAAGATGCCGTTCCAGTTCTTGCCGTTTAATTTCGATTTCTTCTAAAGTCAGCATACATGACATATCAATTCACCTTGTACCCAATGCTCACATTATACTGAATGAAATCAGCATCTTTACCCGCATAAATAGATTGGCCATTCAAACATTCTAAGTGTTCGATTGTGAAATATTCAAAATGAGCCAGCAATGCATCGCTTAGAACCGTTACGGCCTTCTCTCCAGTATGTAATCGGTCAAAGCATTGGATCATGATATTACCGGTACGGCGTGTACATGGCTTATCTGCAATGCCTGAGGTAAAACTCGGGCCACCTGCAATCGTTAAACGGCACCATACACCTTTTGTTGGAACAGTAAAGTCAGGTGCATTTGGATACTGAATCCGTTCTTGAGCAATACCCGTAAAGCTTTGCATGCGATCAATAATAGCTTGCCTTGTCTGCTCTAAAGTCATTGCCATTTTAGCCACCGTACTTTTGAGAAATAAAGTTAAACGTGAGGCCATAAATACCTTGTGGTGCTTGATCAGACCAGCCGTTTTCTAAGCGCGGTCCATAAGCTTTATTGTTCTGGATATAAACCAAATTACCTAACTTAATCTTCATTGCCTGAATCGCTGCGTCGTTAATAGGGTTTGTTTCAGGTTCACGCACGCCGAAATCAGCAGATCCAACCGAAACAATATGTGAAGCACGGTATGCTCCAGTATCAACAGGACTTAAATTAACTAAGGATTGCACAGTATCCATAACAATATGCTTCACCTGGTCTTCTGCTGCTTTAGACACATCAAAACTAAATTCAGTTGGCTTTTTCCCCTTCCATCCCATCATTCACCTCGCTTTCTTCATACATTTTAAAAAGGTCTTGAGCGATCGCCTGAATTGAATAAGCTTCAAACTCAGAGCTCGGTTCTCGTTCACCCATGAGCTTTTTAATCTTTTGCCAGACATGAACAGCTTCATGTAAAAGCAATCCATAAACTTGAATTCGGTCTTTATCCGCCGTATCACCAATTTGGACGATTGCATATGCACCATCAGAAAAAGTACTAACTTGCGCATCCGCTCCCATATCCAAAAATTGATCGGCCTTATCCATATCTTCAAATAACAAATCCATGTGTAGTTGATTTCGAGCAAGCGTGTACTGCACATGTTGAAAAGGCGAGATATACCATTCAGGAACATAATCAGGATTAACCATTTTAGCCCCTACACTTTTCGAAGCTGACATTTCCAAATAGTATTAGCTGGATCCTGTTGAATATTAATTACCCGGAATGAGCCTAAGGCAGTTAACCATTCATCTTCAATTTTTGGAGTCATAGTTACTTCATTTTGAAGCACGGTTGCCTTTTTATCCGTGGCCAGTACTCCAAGTGTTTGGATCTCATATTGACTGTATGAGCCAAACAGAACGCCACGGCCAGAATAGTTTTCTTTAACTTCAACATAAGTTTCAGTTTTAGGATCCCAATTCGTTTTAGAGATCCGCTCACATGTAAAGGTATGAATGGCATCTGCTAAATCATCATTAAATGCTTCAGCAATGTCTGCCTGAATTTCGTCACGTAAGCCCATATCATGCCCTGTAAAGTGGTATGCCAAAGCCATTAAAACTTGCATTTGGATCTTTCAAATCAAGTGAATCAATAAAATCAATTGCTATCTGTTCAAAGCTAGAGATTGCTTCAGATCCGTCTTGAAATTCTTTTTCTGACTCAACAGAATCAGCCTTAACTTTCTTACGCTTCAACTGCTGCTCTTTGCCGTTATAAATTACTTTGGCCAGAATTCCTTTGATAATTTCACAAGCCGCGTCCTTAAGAAGTGGATCAATTGGATCTGGTACAAAACCAATTCTGTTTTTCATCCACACATTTGCCAGCTTCACCAGACGAGCCTTATCACTGTCTGGTGCAAAATCGCTGCCCAAAATTGAATTTGCGTCATCTACAGTAATAAAGCTCATTGCATTATTCCTTCGGGATTAATTTAAGAAGTTCTGCTTTTGTTGCAGACGGCTTGTAACCAATGTTTTTACTAGCCAAATACTCTTTTAATTGATCATTTGACCAGTTTTCAAAATCATTAGCTGCCGTTTCTGTAGCTGGGTTTTCTGCCGCTTTTCCAGCTTCCAATTCAGCAATACGTGCCTGCATTGCAGGAATATCATTTTTAAAAGCTTCAAATTCAGTTTTTATACCGACCACTTGAGCTTCAGCATCTTTGAGAGCTTTATCTGCTAAGACTGCTGCATCTTTTAATCGTGAATTTTCAGATAACAACTCTGACTGGTTACCACCGGCCTGCTCTAAGATGGCAATTTTCTGCTTAAGCTGAGTGTTTTCTTCAACTACCTTTTCACATTCAGCTTTTGCATCATCCATCACAGCTTGAAGTTCAGGGGTAATTCCCACTGCGACATTTACTGTGGCCAAAGTCGTTTTTTGTGGCACTTCCAACTTACGAACTTCAACTGGAACTTCCAAAGATTCATAATCCTTTTGAATCTTTGGATAATTACCGTAAATAATTACCTCTTTTGCTTTCAAATTTGGGTTTTCATAATAGTCAGGGTTAGCAATAATGCCTGTCTCTAATGCAGCCGCTGCTGCAATGCGTGTATAGATAATCTTCATGGCGCTTTTCTCTTAATAATAAAAAAGAGGGCTTATTAGCCCCCTTAGGTTTTAATTTTTAGGTTTTAACCAGTTGTCGCTGTACCCGATAAATCAAGTAAGGTACCTGCTGTCATTTTGTTGCTGGTTGCATATTTGATCCAGTTAGCGCTTGAACCAAGTAATGTAAGGTCAGGATTTTCACCTTTCGATGTATCCCAACTATAACCAAGAATATCTAAGTTAAATGCACCTTCAGCACGCATACCGATTGCTAAGTTTTCTTCATCATTGATGTCATAAGCTCGGAAGCCCGGTACTTGTGATTCAGTTACAGTGACAGCGCCATACTGCAAACCAAAAGCATCGTTATCACCTACAGCGTCCGTCACCAAGACCGGCTTTCCTAAGGTTCCCGGTAAACCACCGTAGATAACGATTTCAGATTCACCATAAATTTGCTTAGTGATTGCATCATCGACAATATCGAAATATGTATCTGAGTTCATCACCCATAAGCCAATGCGGCCAAACTTATCACCAAACTTTCGCATACCACGAGTCAATGCTTTGCGGCCATCAACAACGATACTACCTTTTGCAACCATGTCTGGATTGCTAGAAATAGCAGCTTTTAAAGAAGCTAAACTGTACTCTAATCGGCCTGCAACCAATGCATCTGCAAGATCGTAACCAACAACCATAGCAAATTCTTCTGGTGTACGAGCACGGCGCTTAAATGCCTCTTCAGTTGATGCATAAGGACCATATTTATATGGGACTTTTACGCCTACAGACTCACCAGAACCAATTTTCTCTGGAACTACTTTGGCGGTTGAATTCACATCACGATGTTTGATGCTACCGCCCACTTTGTAGAATGCTTCTTTATTGAAATCACCTTCAATGATCTCATTGCGATAAACAATTGCACCATTAGAGGCTTGGTTAAATACATTCAAATTATCTTGCAAACGCTCTAAATAAGCAGTTTGAGCCAATTGATTATAGATGATCATGTCTGAATTAACTGTCGTAGTCATAACTACTTATCTCCAAATATTTAATGATTAGTTCGGTAGTTTTAGGAAGGCATCATTGCCATGTTCTTTGATGTAATCTGCTTTCTGAGAAACAGACATTTCACTGCGTTTCATTCCAGTAGGTGCTCCACCTTTGCCCCCACCTTGAAAACCGCCACCAGTTCCTTTACCACCTTTAAGAATTAAGTCTTTATGCTGGTATCCACCAACCAATGACTCTAAAGCTTCATCAACATTTGCAAGTTCACCCGGGCGGACACGTGAATAAATCTTTTCGCCGTTCGGATCATATGCAACCACCTTGCCTTCTTCGATTTTGAAGTGATGACCAAAGGTTGCCTGAACCATGTCCACAGGTACTGCAATGTTGTCTTGAATGTACTTAGAACGAGCAAAACCACCGCCGATAAGTTCTTTATGTAAAGAGGCTTCTAGAGCATCACGTTGCGCAACAATCGGGGCATATTTTTCCTCAACTGCTTTGATAGCTTCAGCTTTAACTTTCTCAACTTCACCGGCATCCACCAGCTTTTTATCATCGAGATTTTGGATTGTTTGTAATGCCTTTTTAGCTGCCGCTGGGTCTTCAATTCCTTCAAAAGCTTTTAATGCTTTTTCGGCTGCTTCTTTGGCTTCACGATGTGTTTTAGCTTCATTGTTTAAGCGTGCAATTGTTGCTACCGAGTGTGGTGCATCATGTGGCATTTCTTTGCCGTCATCATGAATATAGATCGGCTTATCACCGTCTACTTCCGCATAAACTTTACCGTCGATTGTTACTGTTTTAAGTTTCATTGGTCATCCAACCTATATATACAAAATGGGCATCCGCCCGGATTCGCCGTTAGCATCCGCTTTCGGCAGGCAATAAAAAAGCGCCCTTTAGGACGCTTCATTTCTATAAATGATTATTTACTTAAAGCTTGGCGTACAAATGCATCTTTTGCTTCAAGTAGCTTTCTTAATCCTGTGGATTTTTCAGGCCCGTCAGGAAGTTGCTCATCCATTTGCCGAGCTAAATCACCAATTGGCTTACTAACTTGCTGCAAATGTTCAGGTAAATGTTCATATTGGAAATATTGGATAATAGGGCTTGGCATTTTCTTCTCGCAAAAAAAGCACCCGAAGGTGCTATGGTTAAAAATTAAGTTCTATTTGATGAGTGCAATTGCTTTTAATCTTTCAAAAGTAAAACCATAAATTGCCATGGCTTGAAACCTTAATTTGAAGAAATGGCACCAGAATTCATTTTGTGCTCAGAATATATTGAGCATCTGACATATTGATTTGCTTTTCAGGCATTTGTAGTGCCTTTCGCTACGTTTCCTTTGCACTCCAAACCTTTTGTCTAGGTTCATCACCAACTAAGCGGATGCCTTGAGGACCACCTACATCAAATGTTGCCGTGATAGTCGCTGGACCCTCAAAAACACTACAATTCATTTTTACAGCGGTTAATCCAGCTAATGGAATACCTGTTTCCTCGTCACAAAGAGCAAGATGAGAAGATTTATCTGAAACTCTTTTAAGTACCAAATGTCTAACTTTTGATTCACTCATAAGCCAAACTCCATAAATGACAAAAGCGCCATTTGGGCGCTTATATAGGTGAAAATTGTGTCTTAAGTGAGTTTAGAATTACCTGTAATCGGCAATAATTACTCACAGTTAAATCCAGTTCCAACAAGGTCTTTTTTCAAATTTGAAACGAGATTTTGTTGTTCCTGCTGTTGTCCACTAAGATAATTTTTATCTAGAGTCTCTGCACCATCAATAGATTTATAAAGCTCTTTAGATTCCTCTAAATTGTCTTTTAAAAACGTGGTGAGGTTTAGTTTCGCCTGGGCAGCTCTACATAAATTATTTTTAGCTTCTAAACCTTGAGTAGCCTGTTTTACTTGACCAGTTGCAGGATCAAAAGAATATGCATTTGCCATTGCTGACTCCAAAGCTTCAGACAATCGATCATATTCTTTAAGATATTTTTGACTTGGTTCAGCTAAACAAGTGATGGAAATTAGGGTTAGACATACAAAAGCTATTGTTTTCATATTGTATAAATTCTGATGTTTTAAAAAATATAACATAAGAAAAATTACAGACCCAACTTTTTAAAAGCTTTTTCATCCAACTTTCTCAAATCATCTAAGCTATAGAAACGGCCTTCAGGATCAAAGAACTTATCAAAATCAAATTTCCCATCTTTATAGAGCTTAAAGCGCTTTGGCCCTAGCCACTCCCTTTGAAAGAAATCATCTGTTTTCTTAAAGAACTCTTTGAATGTGGTGTTTGCATCTAACTGTCCTATTAACTGGCTTCGCTCTTCTTTGGGGATGTCTTTAACTCTACGTTCGTCCATTACAAATGGCCGTTCGCCAACAAGTTGACCGTCCTTCTCGACCGGAACCAAGATACTGCGACAGTTAGGATGTAACGGCGGCACTCGCTTTGCCGGATCATTTATTTCCCACACTGAACCATCTAATGAAGCGCAAAGCTTAGAAGTTCGTCCATCTAAAACGCTAACAAATCGGACATATTCAAAGCCAATTTGGTTGAAGCTATTTAGATAGGCTTGATTAGCTACATGACTTCGCACAGTTCTTACCGTTCGCTCAATATCAGTTTTGGTACCATTTAAGATCCCATCTTCATAGTTAAGCCGTTTGGTACCACGAATACGCTGAACAATTTCTTGGTTAGTTTTGCCTGAATTAATACCATCTCGAATTGCATACTCAACCTTTTGACGGGCACTTTCAGCAATTCTTGAAAGCAGATCATCGACAAGAGCGCCACCTGCCAACGGAACTTTTTTAGCGGATAAGAATAGTTTTTCCCCATCAGGCTTATTAATTTTTGCTCCATAGAGCTTAGCTACGTAATTGGCCTCATAAACAGCCAGCGCCGTAGCAGAAACGGCAAAAGCTTCAGGTAATGCTAAATTAACACTGGCAAACCATTGGGCAATCAAATCCCTAATTTCCCTTAAATTTGAAGTTGTATATTTACCACCAGCTAAAGCAACTTTCTCCGACTCATTAAGCTCATCCAATAAATCCCGAAGCTTAGATAGCATCTTGCTCGTATCATCATTGAATAAAGCCAATAACTCATTTACCGTTTTTGATGAAGCACGATAAAGATAGGCCTGGTGCTGAGTGAGTACTTCAAATAGTTTTTTGATATCTGTTGCCATCTCACTCTACCTTTTGATTTAAAGTCCCATCTTGCTCTGCTTCAACATTCTGAAGCTCTTCTTCATATTTTTGTTTAGGGAACATACCTGTTTGGTTGTATTCCCACCATGATTTAAATGAAGATCGGCCTTGTAGAGCTGCTTCAAATAACTGTCGAGCTAACTCAGCTAAATAACCCTGTTTGTTAAATTCTTGACTGATTTCGAACATCAAATCATCTTTAGTTAGAACATCCACATTAGGCGTTACAAACTTAGCAGCCCATCGTAATGCTGCTGACAAGGCTTCATTCATATTAACGACACAGAGCGAAAGAACTGAATGCTGAACGGCGTCATCACTATTCGCTTCGGTAGCGGTCTTTTTACTTCCCGAGCCCTTCTCAATTAAACGCGCCCCCATCTCCTTCATTTTTTCCCACTTATCTTTCATCGCTTCCCGGGCAAGAGTATTAGGGTCGGCTTGTACAATTCCTAAACCACCATTTTCAGGTAAAGGCAAAAGTACTTTCGCTCCAATGTAGATGCCACGTTTCTTGGCTTGGTCATACCACTCCCAATTAACACCCTTCGCATAATATTGAGGTTGCCCCATATAAAAAACGGACTCTTGAAAGTCCGCACTGTCTCTGTAATGGGCTAAATTGAGATTAGCCAAAGGAAGTAATGGTGGCTTTTTAATCTCTTCTGAATTATCAATTGCACCTACAAATGTAAAAGGTATATAGGTCCAGAAATTCCCGTTGTAATCTGTTGGAAACTTCTTCTCTCCGCCAACCCAGTTACCCTTTTCACCCTTTGTGTACACCTGAACGGAATAAATATATTCCCCATTTCCCTCTTGCTCTAAACGAAGTACACGATATTGCTCTTGTTCGGTTTTACTAAATCCATCAGCACCGCGCTCAGACTTAAATTCACGTATAACCACTAAGCAAAGCTTTTTCTGGTTATCGATCATTACTGAATCCCAATTCACTACATCAAGGGCATTTAGTAAATGAATCATCGGATAGGCTTTTTGTGCTTTAAATTCCGCTAGATTACGAGCTGGCGGCACATCAGGATAATCTACATATAAAGCACAACGATAATGCTTCAATAAATGGCGAATTCCATTTTGAGCCAATTGATAAGTACTTAAACCAGCACCATTTGCATTACGTTCTAAATGAGCAAGTTCCGGAGGAAATTTAAAACTTGGATCGGTTGCAAAAGCTGCACCAACTAAACTATTTAATGTAGTCCCTGTTACTTCATAAAAGACTGCACGGGTAAGATAAGCCTCATAAGCGCTTTTATTTGCAGGTGATTTATCATGTGCATTTGGCATCGGCAAATATTTTTCACCTTTAGCCTTAACTGCATCTTCACCTTCACAAACATCATCAAGTTTTTGCCAGTATGGCAAGTTCTTAACATATTCAGCATGTTGAAAAGTTACATCACTCATCGAGCAAATCCCATATCAGCAAAGAAGGCTTCAAAACCTTCATGTAATTCATTAAACGCATCTGAAGCTGCATCCACTTGGTCGTCATGTGTGCCATTAGGAAAATGACGAAGCTCATCAATAAAATCCTTATTCCATTCACCTTTGAGCATTCGTACATTTCCTACGTTAACTTGGGCCGCAAATGGTTGTGCACGTGTAAGCTTGTCACCTGAAATTGGCTTAGCTATCACGCTATAACCCGCAAGAAGCTTCACAAATGAACTAGCTTGTGATTTACCAGCTTGACCGGGATCTTGTGGTAGACGCACAGAAACTTTTTTCCCATCTATTTTTGCTGTTTGTTCTAAGCGCTTATTCACATTGTCAGGTCCAAGCTGTCCTCTAGTTACATCGACAATGTAAGTAAAACCATCTGCGCCTAGAGCTTCTCGCACACCTACTGTAAAGTCGCCCTCATTTTCGGTAGCCCCAAAATCCCAAGCCCTAACTTGTTTCACTACATCCGCAGGCAAAGCATCAACAATTTGAATATTGTCGGGCTTAAAAAAACCGCCTGCTGGCGGTGATGGCATTTGTCGGTACTGCCCGGCAAATACATATGGTGCTGCTTGCTCCATTAGCCTCAATTTTTGGATATTGTGTTTTGCTGGCCACAGTGCGGATCCGTCTTCCTGAATAGCTGAAAGACATAGATGCTCCCACACTTCACCGTTACCACCAGCTACAGGAACGCCGTCTTTTCTATCACCTAGCAACCATCCAGCTAAATCATCTTCATGAAGTCGCTGCATAATCACAATGATCGGCGTATCTGGCGAGTTAGTACGCGATTCGAGTGTGTTCTGAAACCAATCAATTACCCCTTCTCGAATAGTTTTTGATGAAGCTTCATGTGCTTTATGTGGGTCATCAATAATAATGCAGCCACCAAAGCCTTTACGAAGTTTTCCTGCACCAAAACCAGTAATCGTACCGCCTGTACCTGTCGCATAGCAGACACCGCCTTGAGAAGTTCTCCAGAAGTCTTTAGCCTTACTATCATCACGCAATGTAAGCTCAGGAAAGACTTTTCTATACGCCTCTTCTTGTACAAGAGTTCGTATTTGGAAGGCATTATTTGCGGCAAGCATTGCCGAGTAACTGATATGAATAAACTCACAGTCTGGATTCTTACCAAAACACCAAGCCATGAAATTAATTACAGCAATTTCAGTTTTAGAATATCGTGGTGGAACGTTAATAATTAACCGCTTTATCTCTCCGCGATAAACTTTCATTAAAGCTTCGCAGATTTCTAAGTGGTGCCAATTTTGCATCCATTTATAACCACGGCGCTCCTTAAACATGTACCTTGTGAAGAAATATAAATCTTCTTGCGCCTCGATCCGGATGGCTTTATCCCGAGCCGCATCAGTACTCATCTAAGACTTCCCTCCGCGCTTTTAAGTAATCTTCCATTGGAACTGGAATTTCTGAATTAACTGTTTGGACTGGTCCGCCGTCTTTGCCTGTAATTTCTTGGCGATTAGTAAATTGACCACCAATGTCTTTAGCGGCTTGCTCAAGAATTTTTAAGGCTGTTTTGACGTTTCTAGTCTTCTCAAGTTGTCTTTGGTATTGCTTCAATCGGTAGTACTTATTAGCAATTGGAATATCAATTAAGCCTTTATCAAACTCATCTCTGGTTTTTTCAAATAGTTCGACATACTTTTTGCTTAAGTTCTTACCAGCAACCTTTGTAGGGTCATAAGTTGCAACTTGAACACGATCTATATCAACGCCAAACTCTTGTTTTACGAGTTCAGCCACTTCTTGAGGTGTATCACGACAAGCAAGAGACTGAACTATAAAGATTTTCACAGGCTCTTTTAGTGTCGCCATAACTTCCTCATCGTATAACTACGTATAACAAAATGGGCAAAAAAAAGAGCCATTAGGCTCAATTGATTACACAGTTGCCGCAGCATTTTGAAATATCAAGATTCGAAACAAACGGCGGATTTTTTGCGACTTCAATAAGTCGCTTAACATTTTTGCTTGGTCCATAACGTTTAACTACGCCAATAAACTCTTCAACGTCATGACCAGCAAGATAGTGCTTAGGAAGACCAGAACTATCGCTATAAACAATTTCTCCGTCCTCGTCTCTCATCACTCCAATGTGGTAAAGCTCATGTTCAAGTAAGTAACAGAACTCTGTATCGTTTGCACGCTCACAGAAAGAAGCGTCGACAGTTATTAAATAAGTAGGTACAAAACCAAACCAATCACGCATCTGTTGCTCTTGTCGAGCTTTACGCCAGCCACCGACATTGAACATGACTTTTTCGCACTGGCCCAACACCATAGCTTGCTTGCTTTTATATGCAGAAGAGGCCCACGCGAATGCTAAAAATTCTTCATTATCGTGAAGCAGCTCAGCTATGTGATCATGATCGGGGTTATAAAGAGGCCCACCTATCGTTAAGTAGTTGGCCACAACCCATTTCTTTAGGTCTGGTGCCGGTATTAAACGGATTGCTTCCTCCTCTTCAGCTTGGTCAATAAAATCAGTTGGAGGAAATGGTCTGATCTGATCCATTAAATATTTGCCTCTTTAAATTTTTAAGCCACTGACTAGCGTATTCAGTACGTAACTGCAAAGGTCCAGATTCATCAATGCGGCATCTTGAAGCCGTCTCTATGCGTACTACTGTGTATCCCATCTCTTCAGCCACATCGTAACGGTCCAAACTCCACGCCTTTGCAGCCAGCTTGCCTTTTCGTCCTCCAGACCAAGGTCCACCAGCAATTTCAACTAAAATACGATGTTCAATTAAATGAAAATCAAAACGCCAATGCTTTGTAGATTTAAACTGGAATTTCTTTTCGTACTTAATTTCCAGATTATCTAAAGCTTCAGTAAAGTCTTCTTCTGCTTCTAAGTACTTTTGAGTTGCCTTAGGTAATGGTCTACTTTTGGGTTTTGTTTTAGGTTCTTTTTTCCGTGTAAGCCAAAAATAAGCTTTACCGTCCATTTATTTCACCCATTAAAAAAGCCCCTAATTGGGGCTTTGAAATGCATAACTTAAGTAAAAAAATAGTTACATAATGCTTTCAACACTTTCTCAACTTAATGTTGCTTTTGACTCTCAATCATTACTAATAGGCTGGCGAATTCAAACATGAGGTGCGACAGTTTCAAAAGCCATATGATAATCAACAAGCTGAGCAAATTTCTCTAATGGTGTAAGCCAATCTAACGCCTTTCTAGGACGAGTATTCAGTGACATGGCAACTTGATTTAAATAATGCTGATCTGCCTGATTTAAATCAATCCCTTTAGGTAAATATTGCCTAATTAAACCATTCATATTTTCGCATGTGCCTTTTTGCCAGGGTGAATGTGGGTCACAGAAATATACATCTATGCCTAAATCTTCTTCGAGTATTTTATGTTCTGACATCTCACGTCCACGGTCATAGGTCAACGTTTTACGCAGTTCTGCAGGTAAATATTTCAGAGCTTCAGTTAAAGCCTTGCGCACTGATTCTGCCTTTGCATCAGGTAATGTTGCCAAGATACAGAGCCGTGTATTTCGTTCAATAAGTGTTGCTATCGAACTTTTATTGTCTTTACCTTTAATTAAATCAGCTTCCCAATGACCCGGTATTTTTCTTTCTTGAACTTCGGCTGGGCGCTCATGAATAGTTTTAATATCCTGTAATATAGAATCTTTTTTAGGTTCACCGTTAGCTTTTCGCTTTTTATTTTCATGACGTAGACAGGATAATAAGTCTTTTTTCAACTCACCCTTGGGTAATGCTCGTATCGTTGAATAAATCGTTGTATGGCTTACATTCATTGTTTGATCCAAATCAGGAAATGTCTTTAAACGCTTTGCTATTTGCTGAGGAGACCATAAACAACGGATCGCTTCAACAATAAATTTCCAGAGGATTGAATCGATTTTGAGTTTTCTGTGACCACGTCTACGTCTAGCAAAAGTGTTATCAGAAGCATATTGAGCTTGATAAACGTCATTGATGCTATTTCTTTTAAGCTCACGATAGATCGTACTAGGATGTCTTTTAATAAGTTCAGCAAATTTTCTGGCTGAAAAGCCTTCTTTTCTTGACTCAAGCATTAATGCAGTACGATCTTCAAAGTTAAGATGATGGTATGACAATTTTATATACTCCATAAACCCTTTAAATTAATTAGGTGGTTTATGTCGCACTTCAAGTTTTACTCTGCCGCTTTTTTGAAATTCAGGAATGGAAAAAATATCAATATATGGCATTTTAAGAATACTTTTATTTTTCTTAAGTACGCCTAAACCTGTAAGAAACTGTGATTTATCTGTTAAGAAAAAAAATTCAAAACAGTAACCCTCAAAAATGGTTAAAAGTCGAATTCGCTGCTTTTCATCAATATTACAATAAATATCCGTTATAAAATCTAGCTCCATTTCACTAAATGGTGCGATCAAACTTACTAATTTTGAAATTCTGAGATCAAAACATTCTGTTAAAAAAACCTGCTCGTTCTTAACACTTTTCTTTAAAAAATTTTTCGCTACGGGAGATTCATCAAAAATTTTTAATTTCTTAAAAACTTCATGGTTAGATTCAATACCTCTCCACATAATAGACAACAAATACAAAATGAGTTTTTTTTGATCAACCCCTTGAATTTCATAATGAGAATCTCTCTTTTTATGTTTTACTGATTTCATTCTGTCTCTTAAAACATTTAAAGAATACTCTTCATACTTCTTATTTAATTTTTGTTCACATTCCCCACATAACATATATGTGGCCCACTGATCTTGATCTTTGACAACTTTATTATGCTGTCTATCAAATCTCAAAGCATGATTTGCACCTTTTAAGGCCTTTTTGAAAACTGCTCTACCAATAACATGAGATCGCTTTAATTCTTTTTCTAGATCGCATAATTTGCAAATACCATTTTTCATAAATGTTTCTTTAAATAACTTTTGATGTTTAATATATATTTTATCAATAAAAAATAATGAAATAATATATGGTTATAAAATTATTTACCATTGTTTATAAAAGGAATAGCCCCGCCAATAATCGATATTCAGCGGGGCTTCCTGTGCCGTAATACGTTCGGCAAACGATAAAACTAGTTGTTAGGTGCTCTAAGGATAGTTAGTACTTTCTCTGACATGTCATGTAAGCCAGATCCAATTGGTAACCAGAAATGGAACACCGTATTGTCACGGTTGTAAATCTGTTTGTAGTACTCAGTTTTGAATGATGGATCAATGTCAGAAGCCTTAAGTAATCTGCCTTCATTTTCTATCACTTGCCCATCAAGTTCACCACCAACACAAATATTCATTTTATTTACCAGTTTTTCATCAGACTGGTCTATAGCACAAAACAAAAAAGCTCATCATTTGATGAGCTTTTAATTAAATCACTTAGGTCTGCACTGCTACAAGCTGAGTACTAAAAAGATTAATTACCACACCATTCGCAAACATGGATAAAGCAATAATTGAATGTTTTTTTACCATACGCACCTCCAGCAAACTTAATGAAACAGTTGAATAGTTAGTTAAACAAGACAACAAAAAAGATAAGCAAAAGGCAACTAATCCTAGCACTACAAGTGGAACTGAACCACTTATGCATTCCTCTACAACAACAGACCTAAGTAATCTATTCTTTTATTATAACATTAATTTTCTAAAGCAAATTAAAAAAGCCCACAAAATGATGAGCTTTAATACTAGTGATTTACTTACACTTCGAACACTATAGCACGAATATGTCATATCTCTGCGCGCAATGCAAGAATTCTACTCGATGATCATTAAATTTTGTAATTTCGTATCTAAATCAATATCGGTCTTTGCCCCTAATTCTTTTCTTAATAGATGAACAACTTTATTAGCATTCATATTTGATTCATTTATTAAATCAGTTATTAATGGGCTTATTTCTCTAGAATCAATTTTAATTTTTTCACCAAGCACATTCATCGAATTTAAGTAACCTTCAGACTCTTTAAGTTTTTCATCAAAATATTTTTGTATCAATGGAATTCTCTCAATTCCCTCTCCAAATAACTTGATTCTTTCATACTCTTCAGAAGCATTATTAAATAGCTTAATAGATCTAGAATGTCTGGAGTATAACTTTTCAATTTCGCTGTTCGAAATAATTAATGGATTAATTTTTTCCTGTAAATTACGAAATTTTTCTATAAAAACATCTAAAAATTTATATATTTGTTCCTTCGTTGAAGTTTCACAAATAAATGCTGCTTTATCAAGTGAAGTACTAAAAGTGTGAACTAGATTTTTTTGCAATTCCCAATTTTTATCTAATTCTGATAATAATAATTGAAAACCTAAGATCATTTTTGAGTAATTTTCAACTAGCTCTAGATATACATTTTTCCTTGTCTCCGCAAGTCTTGCTTCTTTTTGCAAATGCAAAGATGTTCTCCACGAGAAATACACACCTACTGCAATTGCAATACCACCTATCACTGCCCCCCAAATAGTTCCCCACTTTTGAATTCGAGCAGCTTCTATTGTTGCTTGAATTACTGTTATTTCATCTGCCATTAATAATCACCTTAACTAATATTTCATAGATTTTGACAAATAGATTCAAGTCTACTATCTAGCCATGTTTCTGCTGCTAACAAATATTTATCAATATTTCTTCGATCAACTTTTGTATGTGTAGCCAGAACTGCAACTGGATACCCTTTTAAATAATGAAACTCAATCCATTGGTATAAATCTGGTCGAGATAACTTTAACTGCATGACTAAATGGTCAATTGCAACTAGTGCTTCATCATTCAAAGTAACCTGAATGCCTTTAGATTTAAATCCCTCTTTTAGTCTCATTAATCCTAAACTTGGAGATTTATAAATTAATTCACTAGGATTAAAAGAGGCATTTCGCGCCCATTTCCCCCATTGGGCAAGCTCATTCTGCATCATTCTGACTGTTGGCTTAATTTTTACTTCGATATTCATCAGTTTTTATCTCCCACCAATTGCTCAATTTTTTTTAACGCCAAACCTGACTTAACTTGCTCTGTGCTAAACCGTAAAACTGTAAAACCCATCATTGCTGCTGAGTTATATTTCTCCATATCCCCTAGATAACCTTTGCCCCTCGTATGGCGACCTCCGCTCCAGATCCCGCCTTCTACCTCAATCAAAATCTTTTTACCCGTTATTAAAAAATCTGCTCTCCATTTACGATCAGGATGGAACTTATATTCCTGTTCAAAACCAATCTTGCATGCTCTTAAATGCGTTGCCAGAACCACTTCACCCACACTTGGTTGTCTGGCAACTTGCTTTGCTGAACGGCGCTTTTTATTTTTCTTTATGGGAAATAACTTGCGGTATTCAGCAATGCTGACTGATGACATCAAGCACCACCTTTGAGCACTTGCTCTATAGCTTTAAGGGTTCGAATCATTGCCATTTGTAGAAATTCATGATTGCCGCGCATGTCTTCTTCAACATACTGCAAAGCATATTGAGTCTCTTTTAATGCCCCATCTAAACGCTTTTGCAGCTCCTCCACTTTCGCTTGTTGTTCTTTTTGAATCTCCCAAGCCCACTTTCCAGATTTACCCTCAAACTCACTCATGGCTGGCTCCTTTTTCTGCATCACACATTTCACATTTATCTATATGCCCCCACCCATCATCTCGAATGAAGCCAAACCCCTTACAAGCCTTACATTTGACTTTCTTTTTCTCACCCACCAAGAAATATCGATCTTTCTGGTTGTAGGTAATATCAATAGAACCTGAGTAATAGCGCCTTAACGCCCCATCAATATGAAATTCGTGTGGACCTACACAAAACATCCACCCCGAATCCCCGCCGCACTTTGTAAACCATGTGAAATATGCTTCTCTCCATTTCACATAACGGCCAGACAGATGAGGAGTCAACAATTCAATTAAACGTGCTCTAAGCATCTCCATGCTTGCTGACATATCTCCATAGTGATATTCAAGATCGTAGCTATACTCGCCTGTGTTATATCTAGTTGGCATGAGATTCACCGCCTCCGTATATTGATTCGTGGTCGCGGATAGCAGTCATCACACGCTTAATTGAAATGGAACCATCTGGAATGAAGTCGCAAAAATCATCAAGAAAGCTCAATCTCCCATTTCCCACCATGCGAACATGCGTGTAACCAACATGCTTATCTGTCGTAATGAATGCAGGCGTTAGCTTCTCAACTCCACCTAAATCGTTGATGATTTTCAAAGACTCCACCAGACGTTTAAGCTCAACCAAATCTACAAAATACTTCTCACGATCTGCTGGGCTGATTTCTACACTTTGACCACATTGGAACTCATAACCCTCGTTCCATTCAGTTGCGTTATCGGGTGCTGAATCTACGATTTCCTTCGCGTATTGCAGTCCTTTATCTCTAATCAATTTAGTTGCTTTCATGGCTGGCTCCTTTCTCATCAAGCTCTTTACGCGCCAACCACCACCAAACCACCGCACCGCTAATAGCTGCTGTAAAAAATGAAATGAGTAAACCCCACGCTAAAATCTCGAATTTATTCAAGCCGCCTCTCCTTTACCTTTTTGTTGAAATCCAACCTGAATGAGGTATGGCATCAATTTTTGTTGTTGCTCTGGATCTGCAAGTTTCACTGCGACACGTGCAGCAAGTTGTTCATAGCTCTCGTTACCTTCAGCGTATTTGCTTGCAAACTCAGGATGTACAGAAAGTTTTTGAGCAAATGAGTAAATCTGTTTTGAACTAAGAGTATTTGATTCTCCCTGCGGGACTCGGACCTGCGTTCCAGAATTTGTTTTTTTAGATTGTTCACGTGCTTGGTATTTTCCACATGCGTTGATTAACCAATCTGCAAAGTGGTAATTCATGAGTTCATCGCAAAGATTCTTCTCGGCGTTGTAGAGTTCAAATGCTCGTAACTCTCGATCGAACCAATTCGCATTTTTAATCTGCTCGTAAGTTTCCTGATCAGTTGCCAAAAGAATTTCTTCACCAAGTTTTTTCAAACTCAACCATGTTTTTTTATTTTTAGATTCTTCTGATAGATTCTTTGAAAGATTCCGTGTCCCAACGTTGGGACTGTTTAACGGAATTGTTGGGACTCTTTCATGGAATTGTTGGAACTGTTCCGTTGTTGGAACTGTTCCATTGTTGGTATTGTTTAAATCATCATTTTCAGTGTCAAAGTGTACCTTTGTTGGTACTGTTTCCCGACCTTTAACTCCGATCAAAAGATAGACTTTTACCTGCTTAGTTTTACCTTCGCGCTTACCAGTATCGATAATAAATCCGTCTTCAATTAACTCATCAATGATTTTTAAAACGGTCTTACGGTCCATTTCCGTGTCATCAACTAAACGAGCAATACTTGGATAGCATTCATGTGTTTCACCAGCTCGATCGGCTAGTGAAAGAAGGACTAATTTTTTGAGTGGTTTTAATGCTCCACCCACCTTTTGTTTTTGACGGGTTTTCCAAGCCCAAACTGTTGCATCTAGACTCATTTATCCCCCTCTTCATTCAACTGAATGAATGTGCTACCCAAATAGCGGATCCGTTTAGCCCGATATAAACTTGAGATGATCGGGCCAGCATGAATAAGATAAATCCCATGTTTTCCATGCTCGTCAACCAAAGCCTGCATGAATTCATCACGTGTTACAGCAGCATTTTTTTCGTCACGGTTTTGGCGGGCTAAATTTTCCTTCCGTTTTTTCAACAAACCAGACAAAGTTCTTAATGCTGGTTCATGCCAGGATTGAATATGCTTTTGTTGTTGTTCAAAGGCACTCATGACACCTCCGCTAATGCTTGCTCAGCGCTTGTTAGTCGGCGTTTGGCGTTAAGTTCAGCAACTGTTGCTGTGCGGATTTCTTTTGAAGAAACTAGAATCAAATGATTCTCTGATTTAATGGTCCATAAACTAGTCAAAGTTTTGTTTTTAACTTCAAACAAATCATTTGATTTGAAAGTACGGCACTCTTTAGTAAGCACTACAACGTCACCCACTAAAAATTCTGGCTGGTTGCGTTCGGTTGTTTGATTTGATAAATTAGTTTTATTCATTTGATTCATCTCGACTGAATGCCTATAAACCACTCCTGTTTGCGCAGGTAGTGGTTTTTTAATATCCAAGCTTTTCTTTTTGACCACTGATTTCGTCATGAAATAAGTCATCCACCGTTTCTATACGGTTCATCCAACTTTTAGACATGACTAAAAGTGCAGCAACACGTTCCTTATCAATACTCTGATAATCTTTAGGAACGACTTTTAATCCAAGCAAACTCAATAGCTCGCAAAACATTTCAATTTCATTCAAGCCATTGTTTTTCTTATCCGTTTTAAGCCGAGTAATGGTGCTTGGATCAACTTTTAATTGTTCAGCAATCTCTTTTTGATTGCTTATATCAAGACCATGCAATATGCGGGATACGCCATTTCTGGCGCTTGCAGATATATCAACTGATAATTTGCTCATGGTGATTCCTAGGTGGTTGCATTAGTTCGCTTAATTGGCTCTTTGCCATCAGCTAAGTCTCTGATCTGGTATTCGCGAGCTAATGGGATTTTTTCATCTGACCACTGGTACACAGCAGGAGGTTCAATCCCTAATAACTTTGCTAAACCGACACCATTCACACCAAGCAACTTATAAGCTTCCTGTTTGGTCATTTGCTCAACCTCAAAAGTAAGATTTCTTAGTATTAAAACAAAGATAACTTATTTTTGCAAGATGTAAGATAACTTATATGAAGAATCTAGAAACTATGGGTCAGCGTATTCGCGCCTTACGAAGAGAAAAGAAATTAACCCAAGGCGAGTTGGCAAAAATCGTCGGGGTTAGTGCGCCTAATGTCACCGGTTGGGAGAAGGATGCTTATGCTCCTAAAGCAGACCCATTAAGCAAAATGGCGGCTTATTTCGGAGTGTCGACTTCGTATATAACTAATGGAGATGAAAGCGGTCCCAAGTTGGATAGCACTGTTGCGCATTTGAAAGTTCTGGATATCGAAGCTTTTAAGAAAAAATACAATATTCCCGATAGCGAAGATGCTGTTAAATTTATTGAAACACCTGTTAAGCCCTTCCCCACCCAAAAAAGATATGTTCCTGTTAAGGCTTACTCCAAGATGGGCATGGATGGCTATTTCACAGATATGGGTTATGAAGGCAATGCTGGAGATGGGTATGTTCCAACTCACTCAGCAGGACCAAGAGCCTATGGCATTAAAGGCACTGGCGACTCAATGTTTCCAGCAATTCGTAATGGTTGGTACGTTGTGTGCGACCCTGATGCAGATCTTGTGCCGAATGAGTTTGTTCAGGTGTGCTTGAAGGATGGAAGATGCACAATTAAAGAATTTGTCGGCATCAATGGTGGGGTTTTAAGCTTACTTTCCGTGAATGGTGGTGAGCGATTTTTCTTTGAAATGGATGAGGTAGAAAGCATTACAGCTATTACTGACATCGTACCACCAAGTCAGCACAGACAAGAACATCCTTATTCGCATTAATCACAGGAAGACTTATGGACAATTCAAAACGACCAATCAACCAGATTATTGCTCGTATCAATGATGCTGCTAAACATGGTGAAGCTTTGGTGCTAACAGCCGAAGAAGTGAAGATCCTCTCTAAGGATATTGGTGATAAAGTCTTTATTCCAGTCCTTACAAATCAACAAGTAGTGCAGTTGGTAAAAGAAGGAAAGCTAGGCCAGAAAATTAATAACACCAAAGATTAATAAGCTGTGAACCCGACACAGTCTTTTAAATGTGGGGTATATCACTTATTAGATAGTAATATTTATTGATGTTTTAGTGTGTAATGTGTAGATTGCCAATAGTTTTTATAGTAGATATTGGGATTATGCAATATGTCTAATATTGAGCAAGATACACGTTTTATTGTTAACAATAATTTGATTAACAAGGGCTGGATCTTGGACATTCAAGATCCAAACAAAAATGTCTTTTTTGAATCAGATATCTTAAGAATTGTTAATAATGAGTTTCTCAAGAAAAGTAAAAAAAGACCCGATTATGTTCTTTTCGATTCACAAAATAAGCGGCCAATCGGTGTAATTGAAACGAAATCAGGTGGAAAAAGCTTAACAAAAGCACTGGATCAGGCAACCGAATATGCTGAAATGCTTGATGCACCTTTGATATTTGCAATGAATAATGGTTTCTGCGAAACACGGCATTTGTATACCCAAAAACCATTATTTATTGATGAAAATGAGGTTAATGAATTAATAAGAGTAAATGAAGCTAAAGAGTTCATATTGCAGGAAACAAATGGTATTTATATTACACCTAAAGAAATTTTAGTCTCTCGCAAAGAGTTAATTAATGTTTTCAAGAAGTTAAATAACTCACTAAGAGGTGAAGGTTTAAGAGCTGGTATAGAAAGGCTTTCAGAATTTGCAAACATTCTTTTTTTAAAATTGTATACAGAGAATGCTAATACAGGTATTTGGAATTCTCTCAAAAGTCTCGATAATGATTTGCTAATTAATACAACTAATAACATACTACAAGATATTGATAGACAATATGGTGCTTCTGTTTTTACAAATTTACAGCTAACCAACCCTGTTGCTGTTAAAGAGATGATCAAAGAGTTGGATAAGTTAAAACTCTCATCAATAGATACCGATATTAAAGGAGATGCTTTTGAGTATTTCTTACAGCAAGCTACAGCAACTAATAATGACTTAGGAGAATATTTTACTCCACGTCACATAACTAAAACCATTGTTAACTTAGTCAACCCTAAATATGGTGAAAAGATCTATGACCCTTTTTGTGGGACAGGTGGTTTTTTAACAGAGGCATTTGATCATATAAAAGATAACACTTTAATTGCAAACAATAGTAGTGAAGAAATCAAGCTTAAACATAATACTATTTTTGGAAGAGAAATTACCTCAAATGCAAAACTCGCAAAAATGAATATGATTCTGCATGGGGATGGGCATAGTGGAATTTGCCAGATAGACACACTTCAAAACCCTATTGAATCTGAATATGATGTGGTTATAACCAACATGCCATTTTCTCAAAAAACTTCTTATTCTCACTTATATGAGAATAAGTTAGCTAAAAACGATGGTGATGGAGTATGTGTTCTACATTGCTTTAAAGCAACAAAAAAAGGAGGGCGAATGGCATTAGTAGTACCTGAAGGCTTTCTTTTTAAAGCCGCTTTAGCTCCAGTAAGGAAGTATTTATTTGAAAACGCCCAACTAAAAGCAGTAGTTTCACTTCCAAAAGAAGTTTTTCTGCCATATGCAAAAGTTAAAACCAATATACTCTACTTTACCAACTGTCATAATGGTAGAACAAATTCTGACGTTTTTTACTACAATGTGACAAATGATGGCCTAAGTTTAGATTCTTTCCGTAGAAAAATTGACGAAAATGATTTAAAAAATTTAGATTTTGCTGATTTAAATAAGAGCGACTTTGATAAATATTATAATGAATTAGGTTTCTTAAAAGTTAATCCAGAATTAATCAGAAGCAATGATTATATTTATAATTATGCTCACTATAGTAATTCACATATAAAATCAAAATTCCCAACTATAAAACTAAAAGAACTCCTATCCTTGTCTGGCAAAGTCAAAGTGGGAGAGGATACAAATATACCTATTATGAGTATCACTATGGAACATGGCTTAATTGATCAACATGAGAAATTTAAAAAACGAGTCGCAAGTTCTGATATTTCTGGGTATAAAAAGGTTTTTAAAAATGAACTTGTAATGGGGTTCCCTATAGATGAAGGTGTTCTAGGATTTCAAAAATATTACGATGCTGCTGCCGTAAGCCCAGCATACAAAATCTTTAGATTAAAACGAGAAGTTAATGTAGAATATTTGGATTTGATTTTGAGATCTAATTCTCTAAGAAAAATATACAAAAGTAAAATGCAAGGCAGTGTAGAGAGACGACGCAGTATTCCTGATGAAATGTTTTTGAATATTGAGATCCCGAATCCTCCTGAAGAGGTTAAAGATCAAATAGTAAAACAACATAAACTAATAAAGGAAATTGAGAATAGTCTCAAGGAAAATCAAAAAAAATTGCGTCTAAAGACAGAAGCATTATGGGAACTTCCTCAAAATTACAACTAATCCCCCCTTCGAACCCACCACCACGGTGGGTTTTCTTTTGCCTATCAAAGCATAAAAATAAGATTTCTTAAATTAAAATAAGATTTCTTATTGACAATAAAACTAAGTTTTCTTATATTTACCTCACAGATAACAAAAAAGCCCCGGAACTTTGGACGGAAACGGGGCTTTGCAAACTGCGAGATCAATTATGAACGTAAAAGTTAACTCATTCAACTCATTTGCATTTGTCAGCATGGCTGCTCTTGCAATCTCTGGTGGTTCTTTAGTTGCTTGCCAGCTACAACCAGCTTTCCAAACAAAAGAAGCACCTACTCTTTTCACCCCTAAAACTCAATCAAGTACTTACGGTGTTTTAACCGCAAAAATCACAGGTAAACATTCTGGCGTTGCTGTAATTAAATTAGATAGCTTCCGTTTAAACGTTAGCTTTGATTTTGAAGCTCATCCAGACAGTTACGGCGTTCCGGGTTCTGAATTCACTGCTGTTGATATTACTCAACTCACTGTAAATGAAATCACTGATATTAACGGTAAGTCATATAACGATTTCACCGAATTTGAAGACATCCGCAACATCAATGACCTTCTAAAAGGCTTCATCGAACGTAACAAGTTGGTGGAGGCTTAAAGATGACTCATTTCAAAAAGCACCCCGACGGCTACAAGTCATTTTTAGGCCGTGATGATAAAGGGCTGTATTCAGTTCGCATTGGCTGGCAAGTGTACGCATCTAATGCTAATGGCTCAGTTCTTTACAAAGTTAAAGACGGAGTTAAGACGCCTTTAAATGTGTTCAGGTTCCAAACTTCTTATCCAAAAGTTTGGAATGAACTCACCCAAGAAATCGATTTTCAGCGCAGAAAGCAGCTCGCTATAAAACTGCGTGAAACAAATATCCCTACTTATGACCGCAAAGCATATAAGCAAAAACGCGGTTTTACAGGCTCAAGATAAGGATAAGAATAATGGCTCTACCGATTATTACTGCTGACCAAACTTTATTGGTTCAAGCAATTATTGTGTACCTATACGCTGATCCGGGTTTAGGTAAATCATCGATGGGCTTTACTGCGGAAAAAGCAATTTCTTTTGACTTTGACCGTGGTGCTCACCGTACTGGTGAATTACGTCGTGGTGCGGTTGTACAGGTTCAACAATGGAGTGATGTTGCAAACCTTACTCCGCAGGACTTAGCACCATATAAAACCGTTGTCATTGATACCGTGGGTGCAATGCTTGAATGCATTAAAACCCACCTGTTACTTACGGCAAATAACCGTCAAAAAGATGGTTCTTTAAAGTTAAAGGCTCAAGGTTTAGCGAACCAAACGTTCAAGCAATACATCAATACTTTGATCAGTTTAGGTAAAGATGTTGTTTTCATTGCACACGCATCAGAAGATCAAAACGGTGATCAAATTATTTACCGCCCAGATCTAGGTGGTAAAAACCGTAACGAGCTTTACCGTATCGCAGATGTCATGGGTTATCTAACAACTGTTACTACTGGTGAAGGTAAAAATGCCCGCGTTATTAATTTCAAACCTTCGCCTACACATCATGCGAAAAACTCAGGTGCTTTAGGCGGTGAAACCGGTGAGGTATGGGTACCTGATCTTAAAGCACACCCTACTTTCTTGGCTGACCTGATTACTCAAGCTAAAGATCACATTAACACCTTAACGCCTGCACAACTTGCAGCAGCTAAAGCCCAAGAAGAGCTAGAAAACTGGAAACAAAGCTGTGAAGAAGCTGAGCATGCAGGTGACCTTAATCAATTAACTGAGTCGCTTGATAAAGAACACATGTATTACCAGAACATGCGCCAAACAATGTTAATGAGAGCTAAAGCATTGAATTGCACGTTTGATAAGCAACGTGGCACTTGGATTAGTCCACCAGAATTTAACGGTATCTCAGATCAACAAAGAGATGAACTTCAAAACTTCATAGCTGAACGCGGCCTAGACGTGAAAACAGTTTGTGAACACTTCGGCATAGATGCCCTTATCCAAATTGAAGAGGCAAAACTACCAGCAGTTAAACAAGACATTGAAACATTAGCTAAAACGGGGATGACAGCATGAAAATACTAAATAAAGTTGAAGCTAAACTTGCTTGGGCCAACGGTGAATTACTTTTAGTAAATAATACTGAGCGTAATGGCTGGGAGCCATTTAACCCTTATGACTTTGGCTTTGATGTTTTTGATAAATTCGAATTTCAATTAAAGCCTAGAACTATTTTTATTGGCGAATTTGAGGTACCTGAACCATTAAAAGAAGCGCCTGCTAAAGGTTCTACTTGCTCTTACCCAAGTCCAACTGTTGAATTAGGTGTGCAGCAGTTTAAGTGGAATGGTTCAAAAGGACAATTACGCATGCTTCAGCATGGCCAAGTCCACTCAAGTTTTGATAATGCTTTTGCTCATTGCTGCGCGATTATTAAAGTCAGTGGTGGTGAGTTTGCTGAAGATATGCTCAAACTTCTGAACAAGCCAACTGATGAAGTTGAAGAAGAAAAGCCTTTAGAAAATGAAGTTGAGAAATCACCTCAGGTTAATACTGAAAAAACAGTAATTGAAGAGCCTACTAAAGATTTAAAAGAGGATCTCGATAGTGCAATTGTTGTTACTGAGGGGCCTTATGTTTCATCATCCGAGGATCTATTAGTTCCAGAAACTAACGAGCCTAAAGTAGATCCAGAATATCAGCAAACCCTAGATACTCTTCTACAGCGTGTAAAAGAGTCAAAAACACCTGCAGAAGTAAATGCGGTTTATCGTTATACCCGCAAATGGGATGACGAACAAATGAAGCCTATCCTTCTCGCCACTCACAAACGTCTTGAAGAGCTAGAAAAAGAACAGGCATCTGCGAATGAGCCACCCTCTTTAATGGTTCAGATCCAGAACGCACCAGACCTTACAACGCTAGATGCTTTGGAAATAGACGTGGCTGCACGAGACCCGCAGATTCAACCGAAGCTAATGGGGTATGTGAGAAAACGCCGCTATGAATTAGAGAATCCTACACCTACCCAACCTGAAGCTGATCCTGATTATCTATTAGTGGACGGTTACTAGAATGAAAGACCAATTCAAGAAAGTGAATAACAAGCACTTACTTGGTTTTACTAATTACTTGCACTTGCTGGGCTTTGTAATAGTCCAGCAAGGGTTAAACCAAGCAATGCTTTTAACGAAACATTATGCCGTACCAGTAGCTTGGCGCCGCATAACAATAGACTACAACAACCGGTTAAATAAACCCGCTCAGCAGCTTTATAAAGAGTTTGTTGAGTGGACTAAAGAAGAATATTTGAGGGCTCAAAAATGGAAGTAAGAATTAAGTCTGTAAATGGCCCCAGCCCTTTACCAGCAAATTTACAAATGGATGTTGTTTATAAAGCTGTTCGCATAGATGCCAATCGAATGAAAGTAACTTGTGATGATGGTCAAGTGATTACAACAAGCATTTCAAAATCTGGTTATTTGGGCGATTGGGGTGAATGGGAAATTTTAAGTGAGGATTCTCAACAATGAGCAAAGTTATTGGTGAAGTTAATTTGAGCCCTAGCAGTATTGAAGGTACTCCGGATCAGGTAGCTGTTCATATTTTTGAAAAAATCATTTGTCCAAGTACTGAAGAGCTTCTCAAAAACAATCCGGAAGCTGCAAAAGTTTTTGCATATCACATTTTTGGTTTAGCACTGTCTCAACTAGCAGAGTTTCATTCAACCAAAAGTCTAGATAAAGCTGTAACCGTTACTCTTCACAACCTTTTGCGTCAATTGAAGAAAGAACGTAATGAGTTGAGGAGCTAATGGATGAGTGAAGTAAAAGTTAAAACATGTGATTTTTGTGATGATGGAAATGGTGAATGCATTTTCCCCTATTACGGCCTTGCCCCTCATATTCACACAAAGCCAATTGGCGGCACTGTATTTCTAGACGGGTCATTACCTGAAAACTTCTGTCCTGATGGGGATGGTTTAGGCATGTATACACATTGTCTGAATTGCGGGGGTGACGGCACCTATGAGGGTACTCAATTAGAAGTTAAAGCGGAAAGTAAGGAGGAGTAAATGTTAAAAGATCTGAGAAATCTATCTGATGCAGAGCAACAAGAATATTTGGATCGCTTCATAATGGCTAATGAAGAACAGAAGTTCCCTCAAGAGGTTGTGGCACTTTATTTAGATTGCTCGCCTTGGACATTAGCTAGAATGCGTTGTGATCAATCATCACTGCCTTTCTCGAAAATTGGAAGACGTGTTTCATATAAAAAGAAGGACGTTTTGAAGTATGAGCAAAGCAAGACTGTGCTTAATACAGCACAGCTTGCAACAGTTTAAGGCGGTTAGACCGCCTTTATTTCTTTTAATCTTTCTGCCCATACAGATTGGTAATTAAAGCAATCAATCTTACCTTGATACACCGCTTCAATCATGTTCATTGAAGCTCTTAATTCCTCATCTGGAATTTGAACATAACCACCTGTCACATCAATTCTTGGTTTAGCCGTGTGATTAAGAAGTCTTTTTGTCACATAAATATTAAATCTTAAAAGGTTGCATATAGTGGCAAATGTACGACGGAAATCATGCATTGAAACGTAATAGTCAACTTCCTTACCCACTCTATTCAATAATGTATCTACCTTAGTTGCATGCATATTCCACGAAGTAGGCATCTTAGTAGCTGGGAAAACCCAATCGTTTTCTCTTAATAACCAACGTTCACGCAAAATACTGTGTAGATGATCACCAATAGGAAAAGTATGATCTGAACCATTTTTGGTATCTCTAAAAGTTAAGGTACCATTTTTAATATCTACATCAGACCACTTTAAACAACATGCCTCCTGTTTACGGCATCCCGTATACATGCACATCAATACAATATCCCGATGCGTGTTAGACCTAGCAGTATTTTCCAGATTTAACTCATCTTCATAATGAAGCACTGCATTGTAATATTTGTGAATGATGTCTTTATGGAGATGTCTATCCCTACTTTCTATTTTATTCCAACCTCTTGTTACGGAAATAATGTCAACTGGATTACTTTTAAGAATCGGGTTCTCATCTGTTGAATAAAGAACATGAATATACTTCCATAAGGTACCTAAAAGAGATACAGCACCATTTGCTGACGACTCACTTACTTCTGATACCTCAATAAATCGATCCAGTACTTCTTGCTTAGATATCTGGAAAAGCTTTTTGTTGCCCCACCCCAAATATAAATCAAAATACTTACGGTACTGCCTAATTGTTTTTGGTCTAAAGTCATTTCTATCAATATAAATTTGAAGAGCTTCATTCACGGTAATATCTAAAGGATTAGCAACCTTCTTTAATTTGATAGGCTTTTCATATTCATTGTTTGAAATTTTCGCCAGAATCATCTGAGCTTTTGCTCGAGCATTTGTTGCAGGAATATCGGTAGTTTTGCCAATTGTCACTCGATAGAGTTCACCTTCATGCCTCCTTTCAACAATATAGGTTTTACTTTTATTAGTTACCCGAACAGCAAAACCGATCAGTTCTGCATCTCTATATATTTTTTGACCTTTTTCAGTTAATGGAATAGCATCAACAGTAGATTTGTTGAGTTTCAT